AAAAATTGACTTATATTGTTTGTCCAAAAGCCATTTGTACCAAGACTAGTTAATAATCCATCTTCACCAACAGGTGTACCATCAATCCGTAAATACCCACCATTAACATCAATACAAGATTCAATAGTTTCAACACCACAATTTGAAACTTCTAGCATCACTATATTAGTAATCCAATCCAATTCATCAGAATACGCCTTTTCATCATATTGATAAAGAACTGGTTTACCAGATAAACCCGTTGTTATTAAACCGGAATCTGGATTGATTCGTTTTCTTACACCCTCAATATCTCCAATATTAAGACTATCATAATTCTCAATAAGAAGTTGTGTTATTCTATCTATTATTTGTTCTCTTGTAAATGTTGGCATATAACTTACCTCACCACTTTAAATTCAAAATCATCATCAAATATTTGTTCTTGTCCATCGTTATATTTTAATTTATATAATATTTTATATAATCTATCTGGATAAAAACCATTTAACCATTGTATAAAATATGGTCCTTCTGAATCACAACTCATTGAAGTATGTGCACTAAATGGAACAATTGTTTCTCCAGTTGCTATATCAAGAATAGAATAACTCCCACTCCCTTCTGGTATAAAAGATCCTGTAACTGTTTGAACTGATGTTGAAAATGATTTTTGTATATAACGCTTTCTCGCACCAATTCTAAATTTAATTTTTTCACTCTCTTTATATGATTCTCTAAGTCCTCTAGCATATAAATAATTATCAACTAATCCACTCATTGTCAATTCATTAAGACTTCCAGTATTTGAACCTGTGCAAGGTAGATGGTCATCCCATCTCACTTCAAGTTTTGGTGCATATATTGTATGTGTGTTTCTTGAAAAGAATTTTAATTGACCAAATGTTGTACTGTTTGTTTCTTGACTTCCGCTAAATCTTAAAACAAAACCATAATTCTGATTTGTTTTATCTAACCAACTATTTATAATATTAGTTACATCCATTTCAACATCGGGTGATTCATTTGAAAACGATTGTGATGCATCTGTACTACCACTAACTACAGTTATACCACCACCTTCACCATGAAATATACCTGAACCTCTCCAATTTACTTCACTTGAACCTGGATAATAATTTCTATTTTTCCAACTTACACCATTTGTTACTTTTGGATTGTCACCAAACTTTCCAACGCCCTCATCCCAAGATTCAGATATTGGAAGAGCTGCTAACTTATAGTCAAGTGTTAAATCTTGGTTACCTTCAGCTTCATATAATTTTAAATAAAATGAAGGATTTGTTATATCACCTTTATGGATTGATTGTGACATATTTGTAAAATCTGTTCCTGCGAAATTTATCAATGCTCTTGTTTGATAATCAAAGTCTTTATTCCAAAAAGCTTTTTTAACTTCAAGTATTTCATCTTGACCAAAGTTCGCGTCAATATATGATGTTTCATCAATATGACTTGAACCACTTGAAATCCATGTATCTGATGTTGGTAAAATAAAATGATGCATTATACTACTCTCCCCTTAATGTTTTCTTTTGGATTCTTTAATTCAAATACAGATGGTTCTTCCGATGGATATATTATTCCGTTATATTCAGTAGTATAAAATTGATTAAAATCATATTGATAACCGTAACCAGTTGTTCCAGTACCGCTAGTAATAAAACTACCATTAGAATATAACATACTCCGTAATGGCTTTGTGAATATTTCAGTATCATCACTTAACTTATCTTGTGTTAATTCAACATAATTAATTCCCCTAACACCATCAACTCCCATCAATTCATATTCCAATTCAGTTGTATAAATTAGTTGTTTAAATTGCATCTTCTCAACTCTAAAATAATCTATTATCTTCTGAATACATCTCAACTTTACATCTTGGTTATTCGCATGTTTATGTGCCACAGCTTCAAACGCAACACCAAAATTTATAATTTTACCTTGATAAATACTTACAGCATCTGTTATTAATCTGTATTGATTTAAGTATTCTTTAAGATTTTTTTCAAGTAATGTTGGTATGTTTTGTATACTAGTTCCATTAGCATTATAAGTTTCACCTACAAATTTTCTATTCTTATCATATGATATAATGTAAATTGCTATGGTTGGTATCTCTCCCATGTATATATTTGTTGGAAGATTCCAAGTAAACCCTTCAGTAGAAACAAATACATAATGATGACCAGTCTGTAATCCTTCTGATACCAAAGATCCAACCCATCCCTGATTCGGAATATATGTAGCCGAATCAGTAAAAGGTTGACCACCACCTTCGAGTGACCACTCCATAATCGCAATGATATGTGATGGTACTGTTTCCTCACTAATTTCCAAATTTGGATATATCCATTCTACCATTGTTTCACCTGAACTCATATTTTGTTCAAATATATTATCTCCTGAACTCATATATTGTTCAAATATATTATCTAATGATTCTCTTTTAACATAAACTTTAGCAATATTTCCAAATTGTGCAGGCATTGCCATAATACGAGCTTCGTAATCTTCTTTTGTAACACATCGTCTCTGTGTTGTGAAATGTGCCATAGCTCGGTGTCGTATTTCATCAACTGTTTCATATGGAGCTCCACCAGCAGCTGGTATTTCATTAGTTACAGTTAAAGTATTACTACCAATATCTGTACCATCGATATATGTTGGTGATGAAACTGTTGTCAAATCACCAGAATTAACATTAGTAGTTACACCACCACCAACTCTATACTTAACAGTTAATATTGTATGAGTTGGTGTTTCTCCTAATGTTGAATATTCATCACCAAGTAATGGATCAATCGATGTTTGTAAATCTTGTGGATTTCCAGGAACATTAATACCTACTTGCTCAACTTGTAAAAAACCATCACTCAATTCTTGACCAGATCTTAATATACCATTACCAAATACAATTGATGTTGTATTATCAGTATTTAATTCAGTTATAAATCTTTTATTTGTTCTTATATATTCTAATGAATATGGAATAGGTAAAATATTTTGAAGTGTGTTATCAATTAATGAAAATGCATTATCTCTATTATCACTAGTATAATGAGTTGCAATTGCTACTTGTTCTTGTGCTAAATAATCAACTTCATACCATTTATTACCATTCGAATCAGTCATACTTACTACTTCAATAACATTAGTTTCTGGTAATGTCAATTTCTTAAACTTTGTTGGAGTTCCTATCGTAAATTGTTTTGTTTTTGTTTCACCAGATACTGCCTTAACTTTTCTTGTTATTGTATATTCATTAACTAATCCACTGGTAGCATCAAACCCACTTTGTACAGCACTGTCACTTCCATATGAACCAGTTGTTCTAAAATCAACAATGTCAAGTGTCTCAAATATAATATTCGAATCAGATGTTGCCGTAACTTGTGCTCCCTTGTCAATTACTACACCCTGATTATGATTTGGTACTATATTATTAACATCTGTAGTATCTGAAGAAATTGTTTGTTTAAATGTTAATTCAACAAATGCTGGAAATATAGCTTGTGTTTTATATCCTAATGTTTTAGCTAAATTAATTACATTCCGTCTTTCTTCTGAAAGTGGTAACATCATTTCACGATACTGTTGGTCAATATAAAATGATAATACATCTCCAACATACGCTGACATTTCAATCAACATCATTCCAGGTGATGTCTCATTAAAATCACGATATGATGTTGGAAAATAAGTTTTAGCATAATTCATCAAAGATTGCTTAAACCCACTAAAATCTTTATTTAAATAATTAACATTACTTACTTTATATTCTTTATCCGAATATGGCATCATTAATCTCCTATTTCAACTTGAACTGATCCAAGAGTTGTTGGATCACGAGTTATATTAAATACTATAAATATGGTCATTTTATTCTTACCTACTGCATCGGTTTCTTCCATAGAAACATCAAGTTGTTTTACTTCAACAAAAGGTAACCAAAATCCTAAAGTAGTTAATATATCATTCTGTACCATAAGAACAGTTTCTTCTGTATATTGTTCAAACATATACTTTCTTAAATTCAAACCAAGTCTTGGTTGCATATATCTTTCACCTTGTTCTGTCTGTACAAGATTTCTGATATTATTCTTTACAGCTTCAATCGTTGTTGGTGTTGAAGCAAACCACCCACCAGCACCACCTGATTTTCTAAATGGTAAATCTATTCCAATAGAAATATTATCATCTCTATCTTCTATAAAAGGTTTTTTCTTTGTATCTCTAATCGCCATTATTATTCACCTACTATATTATCTTCCAATAATTTAACCTTCGTTAAATCTTCATTTGTTTCTGATCCGTCTACAGGATTTCTACCAATATAAGCATGACCCATTGACATCATAACACCACCCTGACCACCTTTTTTATTATAATTTATTTTAGGTATAAGTACCCCTTTTGATCCTTTCTTTACAATTCCTGTAGCATTAACAACTGGTCCAGGAGCTCCAGTCATTCCACCATTAACATTAGTAGTAACAGTTGATAATACATCAGCTGGCAATGGACCTGTTGTTTTTATTTCTTCAACTTCTAAAATAGCCTTCATCTCCGTTATTGTAAAAGTTTGTTTAGTTAAAAAAGTTATTATAGCATCTGTAATATCTTGAGCCAACCCATCAATGTTACCTTCATCTTCTGGATTACCCATTGAAGTTAAAAATGCTGTTTTTATATCAGACTTCAATCCCATTAAACTTTTCTTTGTTTCTTATCAATAGCTTTCATTAAACTTCTATAATCTTTATTAAACATATTATCTTTTAATTCTTGTGAAACATTCTTTGGATTCTCACCCATCGAAGCAATCATAGCATCTGCATTTACTTGACCATTCCCTTGTGTTATATCACCATATTGTTTTGATATTATCTCATTCATATTAGATGAATCATAAATACCATCACCCATTGTTTCCCATTCTGAATTTGCTGTTTCATTTAATACTTCATTCAATACTGAATTAGATGTATATTGTTTTTTCTCAACCATTTTTTTCTTTGGTTGTTTTTTAGTTATTGTTTTTTTCTTAACAGTCGGTTGCTTCAATTCACTTATAACTTCGTGAATTGACTTTGCAACTTCTTCTCTTACTATTTCTCTAACTATTGTTTTTAACTCTGATTTCTTCATATGACCTCCTATGGTTTTTGACCATTTTCTTCTATAAAATGATACTCACTCCAAAATTTTGGTTTGTTTAACTTACTTTTTAATGATTGTATTTTTGATATTGAACCTGGATCTGGTGGTCCAGACATTCCAGCTATACACCCTGTCATTTTTAATCCTTCTAAAATACCAACTATTTCATCAAGTATAACTTTCAATTGAGTTCCTAATACTATAGGTTCTTTTTTATCACCTGTCGCACCTTTCCCTAAATAAATATTTGATGATTCAATAATTGTCTCTTTATTTGTAGATATAGTTAAAGATTGTCCAGCACCTAAATGTATATGTTTAAATGAAGATAAAAATATACTATCCTTTTTAGAATTAAATGTTATTCTATCCGATGATTGTAATATCTGATTCCCTTTAATAGCATCTTCTTCTATATGACTACCATAATTATAAATAATTTTTTCAGCATCACCATCACCGTTTACAACTGAAACTAAATCACTCATAGGTCTTTTTGTTTCTAAATCAACATGATCTGATGATAATATAAATGGTTCTGATACAACATTAAACTCCTCATCAAGTTTTGAATCATGTGGAAAATGCTCTCTTATTGAACCAACTTGAAACATTGTAAATAATGAACCATCTTTTGAACTTTCAAATGAATAATGTAATAAATTCCTACCATTAGATATGATTATATTTGGATTTATATTTCTACTACCAATACGAATACTATTTCCATGTCGTCCCTCAAATACAATATCACCATGTATATCTTTTATAGCTCTACCTTCTGCTTCTCCATCTGGATGATCTAATGTGTCATTATATTTTTTTTCTAATCTACCATGACCAGTTCTACCAAAATTAGGTGATGTTTTATCTACATTTTTGACCTTTTCTCCATCCTTATAAGATTTTTCTTGAACATTAAGATGATCAATATTCCAAGTTGGATCATTCGCTGTATTTAATGGTCCTAAATAATATTGAATATTTCCAATTGTGCATAACAAAACAGGATCACCTTTTGCTGGTACATCAACCATTCCTCTAAATAATGGATAATATCTATTACTTTCACCAACAGTTCCACTCCGTGTAAAAGTTTTCTTCCCCACATGAGGTATTGCTAATATACTATTTATATTTCTTAAATTAGCAGCAAACGCTTGTGATTCAGAAGATGTTATTGTATCAATTACTATACCAGGAACAAATTGTAAATAAACAGGTATTGGTTTTCCTTTATTAAATAAAGAAGAATCTGTTTTAACATCTTTGTACGTTGTAAAAGTTGAACCCATTTAATTCCCCATAAAATGTTTTGTTGTTTCATCTTTTATCTTATTAAATCTATCACTCTCTTCTTGTAAATCATTTACAGTGTCTTGAAGTGTAGACATCAATTCTTCTTTTTCTTCATCTGATAATAACATACTCTCATCACTAGTACCATCAACTGATTTTGTCACTATCCGTTGTAATACTCCAGCTAGTTTCACAAGATGCTCATCATTCTTAATTGATACTTCCATATATTCTTTTATTATAGGTGCTATCATAACTACATCATCTACTGTTTGTATAAACCCATGAATTTCTTGAATTAACAAGTCAATCTGCTTTTTCTTATTCTGTGTGTTTTCATAGATATCTTTAGTCAAATCTTGAAATGATTTCCCATCAAATATCTCAATATCTTTTTTATTTTTCATTTTAAAATCCTCTATTACGAATAAATGTACCGATTCATATATAAATATTAAAAATGTAAAAATTGATGAAATAAAAAAAAAACCTATCAATAAGATAGGTTTTTAAATTGTTTTATATGAATAATTAAGCTAGAAGAAGAACTTCTTCGTTTCAATTATACCTTTATCATAAAATTCGTTTGACGCTGCAATATAATGTTTCTTAAATACATTTACAACAGATGTTATATGTACCGTATTTACATCCGTCATTTCTCTGATAAGAATATAAAGTGATTTCTTATTAAAACTTTCAATCTCGTCTTTCCGTTTCATCAATTCAAGTAACGCATATGCAACATCAATATCTCGCTTTTTCTTAAAAATAATTGGAATATTCTTATCAAAATATTCTATAAGTTCTTCAAGTAATTCTTCCATATGCTCTTTAGTTATACCACCATTAGATTTTCTCATATCTAATACATCAAGTTTATCAGTCATTTTATATTTCTTATAATTATTATTATTATGTAGTATTAAATAATTTTTAGCAACAACTGAAAAATAACTGAATGCCTTTGAACCTTTAGTATGGTCATACTTATGAATGTTCATAACTAAAAACGAAACAACTTCAGCCTTCACATCTTCAAAACCATAATCAAAATAACTAAACTTAAAAGTGTTAATAATGTTTTCTGATAACTTATCAAACGCATAATGTATTTCTTCTTGATATATTTTATTTCGTTCAAAATCATTTTCAGATTGATTATATTTAATAATAGCATCTTCAACATCTTGGTCAAAATATATTCTACCTTTTCTTTTTCTACCCATCTGTATTCTCCTCATCACTTTCAAATATGTTATCTAATAATTTTTGTAATTCTTTTAATTGTTCAAAAAAGAAACCTGTTTCATCATCAGATTCATAATGACCAGACGCGTCAACAAGTTTTACTTTTTCAGTCGCTATAGAAATTATACTCTGAAACTGTACAATCAAATCTTCATATTGATTTATTCTCTTTAATGCAAAATATAATACAGTTGATGTACCAACTGAAATAATTGCAAATAATATTGTTAATAAAATTAATACCATAATCTTCTCCTAATCAAAAAGTTCATTGAACTTCATTTTCATATTGTCAATTGTTTCTTGTTCTTTTTTTGTTACTGGTGGTTTAACTTTTACTACAACATCCTCATCACTTCTCTTCCACTCATCAAACTCAATATGTGTCGCCATCATATCAGCTTGATGTAAAATATAAGCTATATTAGAACGAAGATTATAAGCTGGATTATATGATTTTAAATAAGCAGAATTTGCATCATCATATAAACCATCTGTTAATTTAATTCCAATATATTCTTTATCAGTAACCTTAACACTATAATGCTGTAGTAACCACAATGCCCTATCAGGTACTTTCATATATTGAATATCTGGATTCTGTTTATATATTTCGCCACGATTCATTCTGTGCCAATCTGAATCTTGTGGAGCATAATAAGTGTGTTCCAAATCACCAACCTTACCCAAATCGTGATGCATAGCTGCAAACACCAACTCTTCATCTGTAAAATTAATTTCTGCACCATTCTTTTCCCACAACTTATAAAGTTGTAATGAAAATTTAATTACATGTAAAATATGTTCAACATATCCACCAGGCATAGCATTATGAAAATGCTCCTTACCACTCGCCGGAGACATTATCATTCTTTCTTCAAAATCTTCATACATCTTCAGAAGATTTTCTTTTCTATCATCACCAATGTATTTTTCAATAATATCCATTAGTGATTCCCAATTTAATTGCATTTGCTCTGCAGTTAACTTTTTCATTTATCTTACCTCGTATCTATCTTTTGTAAATTTAATTGTTGGTTCATTTCTTAATCTATTTCTGTAGGATGTAAAGGATATTCTCACACCCCAATTAAGATAATCTAAAATATCTTCTTTAGAAACAGATTTTTTCTTGTGAATAAAATCTAATATTTTCTTATAAGAATCTGTTTCATTTTTTATCATTGGTAATTTATCTATCATTTTATTTAACATATTATTAAATTGATGAATAGCTATTTCCCATTTACCTTGTTCAAATCTTTCTAATGATTTACCACTCCACTCATCTCTTAATTCTTTATCATCTAAAATATTATTTAACTTATTGAAGAACTCATCTTCATCTTTATAATATATCCCAGCATCATCAGCTAACTCGTGATAATAACCATCATCGGAAAACATATATGGAACACCAACACTCATACCATCTGTAGCAGATACAGCCCAACCACCATATCTTTGTTTACAACTAATACCAATGTAACAACTTGATAGTTTAGAAAAATATCCAAACCTATCATACTTATCATTTGTCATATATGGTTTTGTAACTGAATCTGTTAATGGCACCCACACTTCAAAATCTTGTCTATGTTCCCATAATCTATCCATTTGTTTTAAGAACCAATCATAGTTTTTATATTTATGTGGTCTGTGATTAAAGACAATTATTTTTTTATTGGATGTTTGTTTTTCATACTTAGGTATTTCCCATCCCAAATAGTTGGGAACAATTATCTCATCCAATCGTATAAGCGACTTTTTATTAAAACTTTTCTTTGCATTCTTTAATATAAGTTCCTTTTGTCCATATGTATTGATACCACAACGTTCCATAGCTAATAGTCCAAGAAAATTAACATCCATCATTGTCATTTCATAATTTGTTATTTCAGGAAATTCAGTCCAATGTGTATATCCAATAAACAATGGATTTATATTTGTATTATTGTATAAAAGATTTTTCAATTGTAAAGCATGTTCTGGTAAATGTGTATAAACAATATCATAATCTTTTTTCTTCCAATCTATTTCTCTTATGATTGTTTTAAAATCAAAATGTGTTCTCATAGCATTTGGATAAGATGGAAGAGGTAATATGATTTGTTCTGTGTTATCAAAATCTAAACTATCAATTTGTCTTGGTGATATTATAGTCCAATACAAATCATTTCTTATTTTATTTAATTCTCTAATAATGTTACCAAGGACAACAACATAAGAATCTTTTTCTAAATCTTTTTGATAAGTTATGTTTGGATAAACAAGAATGTTGTATCCATATTCTTTATCGTTGTCCTTAACATCTATGAAGTTATTTAAGTTCATTTTTAGATAGTATCCATATTTACATTGATTTTACCATTAAGAAGCTTTACATCACCATATACAACTTTGTAATTTTGTTTATCTTCATTGTGATTTTTAAACACATTTTTGATTGGTAGTATGTGACCAGACATAATTCCACTACCTGATTTCTTCCAATCTTTTGCTAATAGTGTTGTAAATATAACACACCAATTTTTAGCGGTTTCATCATAAGTTACAAGAATGTATTGTCCTTCTCTAATACCTTTTCCACCCTTCCAATTAGTGTTACTACCGTCAAACTTAGTAACTTTAATTTCTACTTTATCATCAATATCACGGTGATAAACATCTGGATCAGTTGGGTGTCCAGTAGCAGCTACTACATCATGTCCTTCTGACATTAGAATTTTAGATATAATCATCTCACAATTGTGAGAAATAATTCCAGAAATTGAACCATGAGTAAAATCTTTATAAGGAAAATATTCTTCTCCATCAATTTTAGTTGATTGATTCAATGTTTTATTTATTATATTACTGATTCTATTAAATGATTGTTTAAAAACATCATCGGTATAAATTTCTCCCCAATCTCTATCAAGGTTATTGGAACTGATAACCTTTACTTTATTTTTACCAGTAGCTTCTTCCCAAGCAGTTTTTACTGCCATATCACCAGCGTCAACTTTTTTTAATAAAGATTTACCTTCACTACTCTGTTTTATATCTCTCAATTTATCAAGTGTTCCTTTACTTGTTCCCAATCTTTTAATATGTTCATCTCTTAATTTGGGAGGCCTTGCTGTTCCATGTTCTTTCATATATGACTTTTCCGCAACATCAAACTCATTAAGTTTAACTGAAGGTTTCATATCACGATAAATATTAGTACTCGTTGTAGTTTGAAAGTTTGAGTATGGTGTATCTGGATTAGGATAGTCTTCATCAGAAAAGGTAACCCAAACATCACAACCTGATAGTTTAGCAGCGTCTATCCTTGTATGACCAGCTTCTGTCAAACCATCTTTCCAAATTACTACTGGTTGTTTATTTGCGGGTTTTCCTTCTGCGACTCTTATCTTATAACTTTCTGATATCTCTTCCTGTTTTTTTCTTTCTTCTTCTTCATTGGTATAGATTTCTTTATTATTTTTATTTGGAGTCAAATCATATGGATTAGCAAATAATTTTACTTCACCATTTATAGTTTTTTTAATTACTTTTATCTTTTTCATTGGTTTATTGCCTTATTTTATATTTTATATTTTATTTTTAATCATTTAATTAATATACAACCTTTATACTATATAAGTCAAGCTTTTTTTTATTTTTTTATCTTCCAACTTCTCCTAAGTATTTTTCTTTACATTCATCCCAAGTCATCCCAACTACATCTCCGTAGAATAATACCTCAGGTTTAATTCTATTATCATTAAATAATGTTGTGTATCTTCTGATAGCTTTAGGTTTCCACCAAGAATTAATTCTATCATAATCTAAAACATATTTTTGTTTCATTACTAAATCTTTATCTGTGATTTCATTTCTTAAATAATTTAATCCGTTCTCATACATATTAGCGAAGAATACACCTCGTTTAAAACCATGTTCATAATCCTTACCCTTGATTTCAAGATGTTTAAATACTCTATTAATAACATTTTGTTTAGGGCCTGTAGTTGTAACAGCCTTGTGATGTTCTTCTGGGTGATTTTCTTTTAACCATTTATTCCAAACTAAATAAACTGAATCATCAGGTTTAATCATAATCTTACCAGCAGATTCACCAAGTGTTTTCCAATGTGGGATTCCATTGTATTGAGAATGAGCACCATAAAGAGATGTTGTAGTTAAACCAACAAGAATATCGTCATAATCTTTCTTCCATTGCTCTCTAACATCTGAAACAGTAGTAAGAGCTGCAATTAATTTTCCACCTAACATATTAAAACCTAATGGCTGAACACAAACAATAGTAGAAGCTATAGCTGTATTATTTAATTTATGGTCAACAAACTTATTATCTTTTGTCCACTTAATATAATCATCTCTAACTTTAATTGATGTAACATCTGAACCCAATGAAATCAATCCAAGTATTTTACCTGTAATTTTATCTTTAACATAATACTTTTGATTACGACCTGGATTAGCATTCCAATCCATTGTATGAATTAATTTCCTAACCAAAGTCCAAGTCTTCGCATCTTCTGTAAATTCAACAACTGGATCTAGAGCTTCTATTTCTGAAACAGTTAAATCATAATTATAAATGTCAGTTGGTTTCCACAACTTCGATCTGATAGTATTAAACTTATGAGCTTTAGTTCTCATCTTATATTCATCTTTATTAAACTCTTGCCATTTCTTATATAAAGTTTGTTCCTGAACAGACATCAATTTTAACATATCTAAATTATCAATAAAGTTTTGCTTTTCTTTATCGAAATCAAATTCATCTGTTACTTCAAAAAAATTATTAATTAAACTCAAAAATATTCCTCTTTTGATACAAAACTATACTACTTATTTGCTGCAAGCAATGAAGCAATAAGCAATAAGCAACGAAGCAATAAAGCAATTGATCATATTAGTTGTAATAACATTATCAACAATCCTAAAAACATAGATATCCCCGTTTTTATCGAAACACCTTCCCCCAACATCATCCAAGTAATAATCGGAAACGAAATCATACCTGTAGCAAATCCTAATAATCTAATAGGCCATAATTGACCAAATCCAATATAACCATATTTAGTTGAAAGTATAAGCATATAAGAAATTGGAAGACCAAGACATGCCAATAAAAATGGATTATCTTTTGCCCATTTCCAAATTAATTGTCCATTTAATTGATACCATATGATTATCTGTGTAAAAAATAATATACAGATAGTTATCATAACCTCTTTATTTATCACTTATAATTTTTTCCTTACATGTCTCTTTTGTGCTTTGGAAGGTTTATTATGTTTCTTTTCAGGTTCTGGTTCAACATCATCATTTGGATTTTTATTTATATCTCTAACTTCATTTTTCCATTGTTCTTTTGATATGTATCTGAAACCCTCTTCATATAAAACTGACGCCTTATGTTCATCCACTCTGACTACTTTACCAGTCGGTGATTTCATTGTTTTCATACTTTACCTCTATATTAATCTACAGCTAATAAATTATTTTCATTTACAGCAGTATAACTATACATCCTCGCATTAGTATATTTGAATTTGTTAGAACCTTTTGATTTAAGAATATCTACTCTTTTTGTAAATCTAGAATTCATTGTATCACGAACCTGATATACACCACTGTTATTACCAATACCCTCTATTACAATATAATCTCCATAATCAAATGGACCACCCCACCTCTTTAATAAATCACGAGATAAAGCAACAAATCTATATGAACTAGCTTTTCTTGGATTTATCTTTGTTCCGTCAGCAAGTTCATTTGGTGTTCTATCTGTTTGAGCACGAGTTGGATTATACATAGTTACTATTACATTATATTCAAATAATTCAATCTTATTTTTTAATTCGTTATTTTCAGATTCCAATACAGTAACTCTATTATGTAAATCTTCAATTATATTATCTGAATACCAAAACATTATTGTAAGTGATGCTATATATCCTAATATAGCATAAGTTGATCTTATCATTTATGATTCCTTTACTAAGTAATTATTAATTTTTATCATACCATATAATATACAACATTTATATAATATGAGTCAAGCTTTTTTTATTTTAATTTATAATCTATTTTATTTGATATTTCAAACGAGCCATCAGTTGGTAATATCTCTTCATCCTTCACCCACATCGATATCGTTTTCTCAGCTGATATCTCATCAATTATTGAAAAATTATCACGATATCTCTTTAATAATTTTTTAACAAGTGGATGCCTGACAATATCTTTTTCTTTAAATGAAGCTAATCCAATACCCTTAACACCAGCGAATCTTTTAATTGCATCTTCTAATCCACTTGTTCTTTTCTTTAAATCAGATTGTTCTAAATCACCTGTGATAATATATTTACTTCTATCACCTATACGAGTAACAAACATTTTAATTTGTTCAGGTGTAGCATTCTGAGCTTCATCAAGTATAACAATTTTATCAGATAATGTTAAACCTCTCATAAATGCTAATGGAATAACTTGAATAATACCATCGTGTTTCAATACTTCCAAACGATTCTTACCTATGATTTGTTCCATATTATAATAGAATGACATCATAAATGGTGCTGTCTTTTCATCAACATCACCTGGTAAGAAACCAATCTTTTCTCCATCAGCTTCCACTAAAGGTTTTACAATAATAATACCATTGATTGAATTATCTTTTGATATCAACATTTTCAATGCATGATATACAGAAAGATAAGTCTTACCACAACCAGCTGGACCAATACAGAAAGTGATATCTTTTGAAGATATAGTTTTATAAAAACGCTTTTGAGCTGCATTTCTAAATTCCATATTCCACTCCATATTCTTTAAGTCTTTTAATGCTTGTCGTTTATTTGTAATTGTATGATTATCTGATTGTTTGGTTATAACTTTTTTTGTAGAGCTGTTAACATTTTTGTTTTTTGACATAAATTAATACCTCCAGTTATGTGTGATATTCTTATTAATAAATATCATATATACTGAAGAATAATTACAATTATATCAAACAAAAATGGGTTCAGTATATTTCAACTGAACCCAGATTATCATATGTAATTTACATCACTTATTTATCAGTCCATAAACCGAATAAAACAATAAGTGCAATCAAACCGGCCAAGCCACCACCCATAAAGGTAGTAACTAAAGCTGATATATTGCCTACGATGTCTAATCCAAGAGTACCTGTACCGAATATTACCTGAGCCATAACGCCCAAGGTTACTAATCCAGTAAGTACACCTACGAATCCTACAATCACATCATTTATTGTCGAAAATACACTTTTAATATTCATGTTATTTTTCTCCTATGATTTAGTGTTATTAGAATGAATAACTGACTCTGATTAATGTATCACCATCAGCAGAAAGCTCTGTTGACAAATGTACTTTATCAGAACAATTATACCCAACTCCATATAGCACTTCCTCATCAGAATTATATCCAATGAGTACAAAAGCGCCTTTAGCAAAATCTGGTATTACAGCACAACGAAGCCAATAGGCATTGTCATTTGCTAAGTCGTATTCAAAAGATGATTCAAATGGCATACCAAAAAATACACCACTTTCTGAAACATCAATAAGTTGAGCGTCGTTACTATTCACGGATAGTCCAACTTCCGAATCTACCCCAAACAGTGATACATTATAAGACAAACGAGTTGCCCAATAAGCATCATTACCATAAAATGCATTTACTCCTACCCCCCACGCTGATGTCGAAAACCCAACACCATTGCTTATAGAGTGATCTCTTGGAGTAGATACATAGTAGTTGTTTGATGGTCTGTGAAGACCCCAAGCCAACCCATATGGTTCTGCTTGACTACCGAATGTTAATGTAATCATATCAGTTACCGACCAGCTATATTTAGCTTCTTCAATGTTTACATTACCATCTGATAGATTTGTACTTAATTCCCAACCATCACCTTTGAATATCATTCCTGTATATGCATTAGAAAAAGATGTATCTTCTCCAATAACAATATCAGTACTAAATTCACCAGTTACTTGAGTACTAACAACATTAGTGTTATCAGTATCAAGTTCACCAGCCACTTGTGAACTGACAATACCTAATGTGCCAATCATAAGTGCCAATGTGATGATTACGTTTTTCATACTATTCTTCATATGGTTTCTCCCTATGTTACGATTTACTACTTGTTTTATATTATACACACAATCCTCTTACAACAGCAAATTGCCTTCATTGATAACATTATATTAACTTATGAACTTTAGATATTTAAGAAAAAATATCTCTTTTGATTGTGTTTGATATGTGCGTACAATAACTTTATAACCTACTTATTATATAAGTATAAGGAAAAATCCCAAAACGATTAATTTTTTTTATTTAATTTTTTTTCTGTCTGTTGATAAATTAACATATTTTTAAACAAATTTAATAATTGGTGGAGATGCTGAGACTCGAACTCAGGTCTTGATATCCATTAATATAAAAATTATTCACAAGTTTATTTGGTTTCTTTCCCACCAACAAAGTCCGCTTTCCAGACAATTCGTTATTTTACATCGAGATTGAGATTTGCTTAACTTACGATGGTTCTTCCGATTATGACACCACCTTATCTTCTATCGGAGTTAAAGGGTGATGGTAACCTACGCGTAGGCTACATTGTATGTGTTATAATTGCCAGTTATTACTAGCTGTTGATTGTTTAAGTCAATCATACTACTTGTATTTTTATACCTAAAAACACCAATCGAAACCAAACTCATCCCCATTAAGATTCACCTACTTGACCAAGTGCTAAATCTTTTTTATATTTTTTTAATTCTTTTTCAAACTCTTTTAACTCTTTATGTTTATTAACATATTCTTCTAACAAATCTCCAACACTTCTAAATCGACTATCGTGGCGTCTATCACTTTCTAAACCAAATTCATATTCTTCTGGAATATCATCATATTCTTCCGGAATATCATCATCAAATTGCCTTAATACTTCTACAATTTGATTTCCTTGTTTAACAATATCAATTAATACATTTCCAGCATAATCTATATCTTCATCTATTTTATCCATTCGTTTATTTATGGATACAAGTAAATCAACCATAAGTTCGTTTTGTTTAAGTATATTAATTAATATATCTTGTTTATCTGACATTATAATATTCTCCTATATATAATAAATATAATAGTTTTTATAAAAGATGTGGTTTAGCTTCAACTATTCCAGCATTAGTAACTTTAATGAAACTAACATTACTATGAAATTCACTAATATTATCAGCTCCGACATAACTCATTGAAGAACAAACACCATCCATTATATCATTAATAATTCGTTTTACCTTACCTTTATAATTTACATAACGACTAGAACCTTCAACATTCTTTGTTTCGCCTCTATCTTTTTTACTATCAAGTGAAGCACTACCACGATATTTCTTTTGTAAAATCTCATTGGGCCATTTACCCGATTTCGTTATCTCACCCGGACTTTCTTTTGTTCCAGATAAAAGAGAACCTAACATTACTGCGTCCGCTCCCGCACCCAATCCTTTGCATACATCGCCAGGACTCCTAATCCCACCATCAACAATACAAGGAACATCGTAAATGTCAGCGACAGAAACGCAATCAAGAATGGAACTAACCATAGGTATTCCCACACCAGTTTGAATCCTTGTGCTACAAAGTGAATTATGGACGATGATACCATTGATATTGTATGAATGGTCTTTTTCAATTGTAAGGTCATAAACTTTTCCCTTATATTGTTTTTTCTTTATTGATTTTATTTTCGTAAGTTTGAATTTCATCTAAAACCTCTTGTATTAAATTATCATTATCTAAATCAGATTCCCATATTCTAATCAACTTAAAATCATGTTTATCTGCAGATTCTTCCTTTTTTTTATCTTTTTTCTTTTTATTTATTTGGATATTATTTAATTTCCTTCTACCATTACTACCATCTTCATTATAGAATTTAGGATTACTATGCCAATAATCACCATCAATTTCAATCAATATCCTTTTATTTTTAATCTTAAAATCATATTGATATTCACTTATTACTGGTGAATAATCATATTCAATTTTATTATCATTTAATATCTTCTCAAATTTCTTTTCTGGGTTATTCTTTTTATATCTATGTTGATTATGATGACTGACCGACCCAGCTTTTCTTTTTATTTCTGAATAGTATTCTGGATTTTTATCTCTTGATTTCTTTTGACCTTCACTAAAAGCTTTACTTTGTTTTTCTCTATATTCATCATCTTTCCATAATTCTTTATTTATTTCTGAAATAAATTTAGAAGTTTCTGGTGTATGAGTTTTACCGTAAAAATGATTATTTTCTCCATTCATATCTGGCATATTTTGTTTTATTTTTTCAATAGATTTTTCGCTATGATGTTTACCATAAAAATGATTATTCTTACCCATCATATTTATTGAATTTTTTTTACCAATTGTTTGTTTTGTTTTATCCGTATGTGTTTTACCATAAAAAGGATTCCCTTCACCATTCATAAATTTACCATAACATTTTTTATTACAAAACTTTTTATTAGCTTTAATATAACTCTCAAATTCATTATTACATTCTTTACATTCTTTACATTTTTTAATTATCTTTGACATTTATTATCTCCAAAATCATAATATACCACCTTCAATTCCAATAATAAATATCAATAAAATAGAAAAAACTACGAAATTTCTACAAGAAAATAATCATCAGTTAAATTATCAGCTTCTACCCATTCAGCATATTTATCCAAATTATCATCATCAACAACATCTTTATATTTTTTATGTATAACATAAAATTCGTGATTTTTTGTACATTCTATATCATTTATTTCAATGATTTCTTCATCTCTATCAAATTCTAATTTATTTATTACAGGTTTTAATTCACCTGTATGTGTATAAACCATATCATTTAATTCAATATCAATTATTCTTTTTAATCCATTATCAGTTAAAACTTCCATACCGGGAGTAAAACAACCGCCGCCGATACCAATTCGTAAACCATCCGCACCCCATTCACAAAGGTCTTTTGCAGCTTCTTTCGTTGCAATGTTTCCCACCAATAAATCAAATTGTCCTTTAACTTCATTTTTTATTTTCTCCATAGCTTCTTTAACTAATATATGATGACCATGTGCTACATCTATAAGTATAATTTGTGCTCCACTATAAACATATAATTGTGCTTGTTTTAAATAATCACCAGTTACACCTATTGATGCACCAATAGTTCCGTCAGGTTTTTCATTTCTAAACCATCGTATTGTTTTTGCAATTTTATGTGATGATTTAAATCTATGTAAAAAACCCATACCACCAAGTCTATCCATCTCCAAACACATTTTATAATCTGTAACAGTATCCATAGGTGATGAAACAATCGGTATATCTAAATAAACATTTTTTGTAACTCTTGTTATTGTATTACAATCTTCACGATGTTTTATATCACTTAATAATGGCTTAATACCAACATCATCATAAGTTAAACATTCTTTCATTTAATCTTTTACCTTGTAATATTTACCTGTTATTAATATACCATGACAATTACATTTAAAAGGATGAAACAATTTCCATTCAGTACTATTATAATCAAATGTTATTTCTTGTCCTTCTTGTATATCTTTAATAGCAATTAACTTTATAATTTTATCTTCTTTAACTATCTTAATATTAGGAGTACAACTATGATTTATATATCTTCCTAACGCATCCTCTACATGTTGTTTTTTACCAACTTGTATTGAAGTGCGGGTGGGATTTTTAATAAATGTTCCCACAAATTGATATATAACATCATCTTTATTAATAGTAGTGGTAGTTGTAACTCCCTGCATGGTATTACCTAAAGTAACAATTAATGCCATTTTCATATAATCTTACTATTTATTTTCCATAAGAACCAGGTTCAACCATAGCTGGTGTATAAATCTCCCACTTACCTGAAGCTATTAATGGTTCTGCTTTTTTGTATTTAATCTCTTTTGATTCTTTACCATTCGTAATCATAACTCTCTCATTACGACCAAATTTCTTTGGTGCTCTATATGGTTTTTGTTTCCATTCTCTATCAAACATTGTGACTCCAGATAAATGATCCATCTCATGCTGAACACAAGCACATTCAAAAGCATCATTCATATTATTACTATCAGCTGAGAAAGATAATTGTCCTTTGTGATTATCAGCTTCAACTATAACTTCAACGAATCGTGTTGTTCTAATATGTTTATTTGGAAATGATAAACAACCTTCTGGAAACACAAATGTATCTTCTGATTGTTCTACAATTCGCGGATTAATCAATACAATCGGTTTTTTAACATTAACAACACAGACTTGTTTGTTAATACCAATTTGATTTGCTGCTAATCCAATTCCATTTTTAGATTCAGCTAACACTTTAAGTAATTGTGCTCCAATTTCTTCACCCTCTTCAATTGAAGAAACTTCTTCACATATTGTTTGTAACTTTGATATTTCTGTAATTATCATTTGGTTTTTTTCCTTAGCTTTTTTCGTTTTTTATATTCTTTAACTTCTTTGAATAATTTTTGGTCTGCTGTTAATTTCTTTTTCTTTCTCTTCTTCGGTGGTTTCACTTTAGTAGGTTTAAGTGTTCCCTTTAATTCAGTTTGTTCTTTTCCTTTGTGAAACACATTACCATCTTTGTCAACATACTCTTTCATAAAATGCCAACCGGCTGGTCGACCACTTATTTTATTTTTATTTAATGATGGTAACATTTCGTCTAGTGGCATAGCCTTTAAACATAGTATAGATGTACATCTTGAACAAGTTATAGCAGTTACATCATTATCAACTTCAATATAATCATGACAGCTCTTACATTGCATATAACGTTGACCCTTTTCTACAAAACTTAAATAACTTTCTTTTTTATTATTCATTAAATGACTTCTTTTTTTTATTATTTATTTTGATTTTTCTCATATTATAATATACAACGGTATATACATATAAAACAAGAACTTTTTTTAATTATTTTTCCCAATGTGAAATTACAACAGGGTTTTATAAAATAAAACCCCGCTATAACTTATAATGTAACCTTATTTATCTACCTTTGGAATCTCTTCAAACTCAGCTTCAATTATCTCATCACACATATAATATAAATTATCCTTACGCAAAATAATATCAGTATTATAACCTTTTCTTAATTCCTCAATAGATAATTCTGTTGTTATAGGCACTTTGCCATAAACAATATATAATGTATCATTATATTCTATTTTCTCCACTAGGAAATTTTAACAAATTTCTTCTTGGGCGATTCCGGTTCTTTCTTTGGAATTGATATAGATAACAACCCATCTTTGAATGAAGCACTTATATCATCTCCATCCAAATGATCACCAAGATTAAAAGATCTCTTAAATGATGATTGCTTTAATTCACGCGTTATACATTTAACTCCACCATCTTTAAATCCATGCTTATCACCTGATATAGTAAGGATATCATCCTCAACATCAACAGTAACATCCTTCTTATCCAATCCAGGAATCTCTGCTATGATACCAATCTTGTCATCATATTCATACACATTCACTTTAGGATAAGAACCTTGATTAAAAGATACTCCAACTTCTTCTTTAAAAGTAGGAAATGTCTTACTCATCAGTTCATCAAAAATTTTATCAAATGGTGTTAAAAATTCATCTCGGTTGAGATGTGTTGGCTTTACAAGTATTCTTGTCATTTTATTTCTCCTGTGTTATTAATTAACTATTTAGTCTAACTAATTGAACTATCCTCTTTTGAGCGATAATCCAAACTTCACACATAAATATACAAAAATCATACAAAACTATAAAAAAAGATTTATCCGAAACATATTGTCATAATATCTGACAACCTGTCAATACTAATTTTAGATTTCTGACTTTTTGTATTCCAAGACTGACGGAAACATATAGGAACACCATCAGCAACAGATTTCTTTTTGAACATACCAAGTTTAGTTGGTGAATCATCTATTAATACATCTACATCAACAGACCACTTATGTGGTGTGAAATGTATTTCATCAAATGTAAATCCCCACCTTTGTAACCATTCTAATGTCAGATCTATACATTGCTTCCTCTGAGCTGATACCAATATCAATTCATGGTCATATTCTTTAGCCCACTCTTTTATTTTAGTCCAATCTTCAAAAGAAGATTCAATAACAGAAGTTTCAGGACCAAACAATTCTTTATAATGATTTTTAAAAATATATTCTTCAGTTTCATCACTATTCCAAAATGGTAGCCAATCTTCCCAATCCCAACTATGTGGGATACCAATCTTATCAGCGTGTTCCGGATGAGTTTCTTTTATTTTATTGATAAGGTCGGGAATGAAATCCCTTAATACCCCATCACAATCTATTCCTATTCTCATTTGTAACCTTTATTAATTGTGAGGAGAGTGCCCGGAGGGACCGAACTTACTTTTGTTCTGTCTTGGCCAAGCCGAAGTTATACAGAAGAAGCCTGTCAGTATGCGGGCAACTCTCAATTTATTTTTCCAAGAATTTTTTATTCATAGTCTTTGCTACTTCCATCATATTGGTAGGATTAATAAGAGAAGCATCTTTACCATACATAGTTTTAAATGATTTTTCAAGATTAGAAGAACTATAATCATCATCAGTAATAAAATAACTCATAACTTTCAAACCACGATTCTTCATCTCTTTAACCATTTTACGAGTGTGTGTTTCAGCACACTCACCAGCATAATAGATATCTTTATTAGAATAAATTGGCTGTCCATCTGAATAATTAATAAAATAACTATCCTGATTTGAATTTCCTGGAATCAAATCTTTCATTATCGATTCAAAACAAAGTCCTTCAGGTGTAGTACCTGTGGTGTTAATAGATGGAAACATACTCTTCACTTTGGCAAGTTTATCAACACTTGAATCATATATAACCATAATCAAAGGAACATTAACAGTACCTCTGTAGGGAATATGTGTGGTTCTAATTGAAACAATAACATCAATATTACCAGCCATATCACAAGCCTTAATCATTGCAACTGCTGATGTCATTGCTCTATTCCATTTCTTACCACTCATTGATCCACTAGCATCAATTGAAATATGAAGATAAGCTTTGTTAAATTTCTCAACAAAAGTCTGACTAAATACATTAGAATTATTAAATCCACATTCAGCCAACAATCTTTTATCAATTCTACCAGAATCTTTTCTTGAATATTTTAACGAATTTTCTTCTCCACGAATCTTTAATTTCTTACCAAGAATAGAACCAAGTCTTAAACCCTCTTCAATAAAATTATAACTGTTATACCCAAAATATCTATCGTGATTATATGTAGTAGCACAAGAAAATATATTCGAATCAATTAAACTTTTGGTAAGTTTCTTAACAACTAAACAATTAATACCATTACTAATGTTGTTATGATTATAATAATAATTTGATGTTGGACAACCTTTTCCAACTTTCTCATATGTCGCACCAGACTCATCAATGGCAGAAATCGAATCATTATCTTTTTTAGAAAGTTTGGTTTTCTTAACATCACCATCTAAAAACTTTTCTTGTTTTTTAAAATGTTTTTTCAATAATTCTTTTTGTCTATCTGAAAGTTCAATAGGTTCTGAACCATCATCATTGGAAGTTCCATTACCAATAGAATCATTATCTAAAGCTTCTTTTAAATCTTCATCTGAAATAGTATTACTACCACCATTATCAGAAGAATCATCATTCTCATTAACACCTTCTGAAGAACTACCACCTGAAGCATTGTTGTCAGTACCTTCCATACCTTCAGTACTTTCATCAGAAGAATTACCATCCTCATCATTTAATATTTCACTTTTATCAATTGATTTGAAAATAACACCTACAACATCAAGTGCCACTTTCAAAACATCAGCTGTTGTAGTTAATCGAGAAATATTTTTTAAATCAATAAATGAATAAATTTCTTTCAAACCAGATAACGCACCCAACTGACAATTCTTATTATGTAGATTGATAATTCTGAACATATAACTTTCAATATCTTCAACTCTAAATTCAGAACTCAATAAACCATTATCTACATTCTTTGAATAAAAATACTTCTCATACATAGAATGATAATAACCTTTATAACCAGGTGAAGTAGAAAAAATGAAATTATCAATTCTTCTATCTTCAATATAGTTTAAAATATTCTTTACCAACTTTAAAGTTTCACTTTTTGTAATTCCTTTATCTAATCCTAATAAATAAGTTTCAGCAGGAATCTCAAATTCTAAATTTTTCAATAAACTAAAATTAGAAAGTTTAATGTGAGATGCCTCATGTAGAGCCAAACCAACTGCAACATCAAATTTCTTATCATTTAAATCAGCACCGATAACAACTTTTTTACCATCAGTAAATGATTCATCCTTATTGTTGAAAACAACAGGAATATTCTTTTCAGTAACAATACTAACAAAATTACTAATGGCTCTCTTATATCCAGCCAAAGCAATTACATCTTTACCTTTAGGCTTATCAATAGATAATCCTAAAAAATCATCAAGAACATTATCATCAACTGTTGTATCCCAAAATGATGAATATGACTTTGACATCGGTCTTGATTTAGAAAAACCACTCCTAAATATAAAACCACTGTCATCCTTTTTTAATATCATTGAATTTCCCTTTTCTTTTATTTTCTCTCTTATCATCTATAGTAATATACAACATTTTTATAATACGAGTCAAGTGTTTTTTTCACTATTTTTAACTTTTTTATCAAATTGTTTGTACATATTGTTTAACGCCTTCATCTGTTTCACCGTTAAACTACCTCTATTATGAACTTGTTTTTCAATAGAGTTTAAAAAATATAATTTATCAGTTGTATAACTTACTGTATAATTACATTCATTTAATTTCTTCTTAATTATATTTAACTTATTTAAAGTACTATCAATGAAATCTGCTTTCTCTTTATATAACTTAGGATCAGTACTATCTTTTAAATGTTTAGCATATGACTTAACTATATTAGTAATAGCCAATTCCATCTTCGGTGTAATCTTCCTACCACTTATTAAAGCTTCATACATACTAAATATAAATTCATGATAACCATTGAGTGAACCAAATTTTGGAATATATGAACTATCTTTAGTTATAACACTTAATTGCTCAATCCTACGACTAAATTTCTTCTTATTATATTCTATATGTTTATTCATTTCTTCTTGTCGTAAATAACTTTAACCTTTTATTAATTTCGAACGGAATAATAACCTTTATGATCAGATTCAAATCCAACTAAATGATTGTCATCTTTAGAAACTATTTCTGTCATAGTTTTATCTTTTCTTTCACTTATACCGAATTCAGTATAATACTTCGCTCCCTTATATATCCTACCAGTTGGTAATGGTTCTTCTATTACTTCAAAGAATTCATCTATCAATTCTAAATTGGAAGAACTTTCAGTTACAGCTTCAAAATATAGTTCACTAATATTCATTATATTTTCTCCTTTTTAATTATTTCTTCTCTCATCATCTATAGTAATATACAACAATTAAGTAATACGAGTCAAGTCTTTTTTTCATAATTTCAAATTTATTCTACCTTCCAGACATGAGCTTTGTTAATATTTTCTATTCTTTTATTTCCAATATACTTCACTAGTTTTTTTAGTGTAACTATAGCTGAATAAAATCCATTCATTCGTTGAGCTGTAACTGTATTTGTCATACCAATATCATTCATTAATTTTACTTCGTCAATAATAAGTATTTCATTTTTTGTTTTACCGTTTACATAAATATTTAAAACATACAATAATCCTTTAACTAACATAGACTCCGAATCTGTTTTTATTTTAACTGGGTCTACACTATCGAGGATTACATATGATGTTGATACACACCCCAATATTCTATTATCATCTGTTTTTAAATTATCTGGTATACCATCATTCTTTTTAGCTAAATCAACTATATAACTTATTCTATCTAAACCTTCAAACAAAGATAAATTAGTTTTTAATGTTTCAAATTTCATTTAATTTTTTAATTACATCTTCAATCTTTCTGTTACGCCTACAATAATATAACTCCGTCGTAAGCTCCTCTATCTCTCGCTCCAATTCATTAACTATCTTATTGTGCTTATCCATAGATATGGCTATAACTTTCATATTATGATATGAACCAGATGATATACCACTACCACCTTCAGTAAATGGATTCGGTGTTGGCTCTCTCCAATCCTTACCCTTCGGAAACTTCTTCCTATAACTGTCTTGTATACTTTGTGATTTATCTTTCATATCTTACAAGTTGAAAATTTTTTAAATGTTAAATAGTTTATATATGATATATAATATAAACATAGGACCAAATATTAAAATTAACTTCTCTATTATACCAAGCTCTGTGTATACAAACTTAACATCCTTTATACTATGCCGACTACGATAAGCCCGACGTAAACTTGAATTGTAATCAACTTGTTTTCCCTTGTTATTATCACGACGATACATTTCTTATATCCCTCTATTAAATTAATACGTGTGTTATAATATTATCATATATAAATATCTTATGTGATCGTAATATGTATATTTATTCTACTTTGTAATCAATTACTTTTATTTCTTTTCCTCTTTAACTTTTTATCTAAATAATAAACATAAATATGTTTAGGTTCTGTAGTAAAAATCTTTATATCGGAATCCTTCTCTTTTAATCTACCCTGTACCTCAACAGCAAAAGAATGTGTATCAGTTAATATTCTTTCATGAAATCTTTCACCATCTACCAAAACTGATCTTTTAGTACCAGTCATACCATAATGAATAAAATTAGAAGCTTTATATATTATACCTTCATGACCAAAATGTGGATCTGCATAAGATATAATAACTTTATAGTCTGTATTTTTTCTTAACCATTTTAATGTTTTGCCAATAAAATAACTTTCAGTATTAGTAAGTGTATCATCTATACAACACAATCTTACAAGCTCCAATACTTTATCAGGACTTTCAGGATAATATTTTTGTGATGGTTTTGGCATAGCTGGTAATGCATATATCATACTACCTATTATATTATCTAATCCAAATTTACCTTCTCTAAATAACCCAAAACAATATTTAACTTTCAATCCATGTGTTTTATGTGAATAATGCCATTTTTTTATAAATGGTTTAACAACCTTATATTCACTTAATTCTACTTTGTAATCAGTTACTTTTATTTCTTTTCCTCTTTAACTTTTTATCTAAATAATAAATATAAATATGTTTCTCACAAGTCTTTTTCCAATATACATCTGGATCCTTATCTTCTAATCTTTGTCGTATAGTTTCAGCATACGGTGATACTTTCCTTAATGTTCTTCTATGATATTTTTTACCATCAACTATTAATACCTTATCAGTTCCAGTCATATCATAATGAATAAAGTTGGTAGCCTTGTAAATAGTTCCACCATGTCCATAATCAGGGTCTGCATAAGATACAACAACTTGGTAATCTGTATTCTTGGATAACCACTTTAATGTTTGTCCGATAAAATAACTTTCCGTATTTGTAGGTGTATCGTCTATACAACACAACCTATTTAACTCTAATACTTTACCAGGTTTGTTTCCATACCTTACAGACTTCTGCTCCATCCTACTACTTGGAACTCCATATATCATACCACCTATTAGTTTAGGTAATCCAAATATATCCTCATCAAATAAACCAAAACAATAAGACAAGCAAGCATGTAATCCCCTTACACTATGTGAATAATGCCATTTCTCTATAAATGGTTTAACAACCTTATAATATTCACTTAATTCTACTTTGTAATCAGTTACTTTTTGTAATAACATAATATCTGTCGAGATGGCAGGATTCGAACCTACGGCCCCTTACTCCCAAAGCAAGTGTTCTACCGGACTGAACTACATCTCGTGGTGGAGCTCCGGGGATTTGAACCCCGCTGATATCCTCCGTGCAAGGGAGGCGAACACCCCAAGCATTCCCGAGCCCCATAGAGTACTGGGTGAGATTCGAACTCACGAATAATGGATTTGCAATCCACCCCATTAACCACTCTGGCACCAGTACATTATCCTGTTGTATGACTATCTGTTGAATAGCCATTTAAATTACTTGCATCATAAAAAATTAGTCCGAAATATACGCTAGTCAGAGCTCCCTCATGCATAAAATTAAAATATTGAAAAACCATTTCAAGTTGTTAAAAGCTTGAAAGTGTTGGTGGTGGGGCTTCCAAAAGAAACTATCAGGAAGCCCCTATTATATTCGTTAAATGTATATTTTAGTTAAGGGATATCATGCTGCGTTATCTATTTCATTTTCATTGAATAATTCATCATCTGATCCATCATCACAAAACTTTTGGACCAACTGTTTCACGAATGTTCTTTCAGAGTCAGCACCACCTGCGTCATCATACTGTGGATAGATACTTACTTCGGATGCTTCTTCTAATGAGAAGCCATCATATAGTAATCCTGATAGTTCTACTGTAGTTCTAGTACTAATACCGAAAGGTAGTTTAGCAGTTTCTCTTTTTGCATCTACTCTTGTTAGATGAGCAAGTTTTGCTACATTTTCAAGAGTTGTAGTATTTACATTAGGGAACATATATGTAAGTAATTCTTTTTCTTCTATATCATCTAACATATCCATTTCTACAATAGTGAACCTGTCCATAAGAGCCTTATCCAACTGTCTTGTTGATGTATACTCATTACCTATATTAGCAGTTGCAATGAACGTAACATTTTCTGCAACTTTAATAGTATTCTGACCATCTTTTTCATCCAACCTTAAATACCTTTGACCATAATCTAATACTGTCATTAAAATATTCCATGCATCTGGATGAGCTCTACTTAATTCATCTAATAGTATAACTGCATTTGGTGTTGATACTGCTTTAACAAATAATGACTCTGAAAAATAAGTACCTTTACCTTCTTCAAAATGAGTATTACCAATTAGTGTTCCACGAGGATCTTGTGTAGCTCCCAAATTGAAATAAAAGTCAGGCCTATCTAAACAGTTAACTAACGCTTTAGCCGCCATTGTTTTTCCACATCCAGCAGGACCAGTCATCATTATATTCTTACCTCTGACAGCACTCCTAATGAGATATTTCCATTTTAATTCTTTCATCATTAGACCACGTGGTTTTAATTTATAACTACTATGTATAAAATCTAACACTTCATTATGATCAGTTGGTACATCTACCATCGGTGTTAGTTCATCTACAGTAGCAGATAAAACTTCAACAGATTCTTTAGGAACAGATCTCCATTGATACTTGCCTGTTTTTGTAGTAAATCTTCCTAAATAACAACCCTTATTATATGCATTCTTACGAGTGCCTGTAGATATATAAGAAGTCCATTTCTTCCCATCACTATCCCAAGCATTAAATCTATTACCTGATTTAACCACTTCACATATAACATCTGGTTTATTTATTGTTTTTGACATATTTCTGAATTTCCTTTTTTTATCATTTAACTTACACTGTAATATACAACATTTTTATAATACGAGTCAAGTCTTTTTTTCACTTTTTTAAATAAAAATAAAGTGGCCGGCAGAAAAGGAGTTAAACTACCGGCCCACCAGATGAAGGTAGAAAGGAATAAAAACCTTCAACTGTTAATAGTAGCCCGTAGGAGAATCGAACTCCTGTTGCAGAGATGAAAACCCTGAGTCCTAACCACTAGACGAACAGGCTTACTATAGGGGTAAGGTTTTCTTTATAAGCAATCTAATGCTCACCTTATCATTACAACTATCGTATAGAAACCTATAATAGTGGAGAGGGAAACTGAATGCCTCTATAACCCTTATAAATAACCTTTGTCATCCAATCGTTTCCGCCGCCATATGATATTATCGCCGTTAGCTTCCCACTTGTAATGACATATTAACCTTTAATAGATTTCATACCGGTTATCGATCTGGAAAGGCCTTATATCAGTTTCACCTCTGATCTGTGAGCGGTGTTATGGAACTGCCCCACACTCTGCGAATTGGAAATCCGCCGTATCTCTCTTGATACCTACACCGCAAATCTTAACTTATGCAATATACAACTATTTTATAACATGAGTCAAGTACTTTCTTTAAAAATCGTGAATATTATTCTTAAAATTAGTGATAAACCACTTGATCAATATGTATATCGTCACTGGTATAGCACATATAAAGAATATTATTAACCATATATTAATTAATATCATTACTACATCCCACATATCTATGCAAAACCCACTAACATATTATCATCCAGTTGCATATCTTTAAATATTTTAAACATCGGATCAAAATCATCTATATCAGCCATCTCAAATTCATGCTCACCACCATCCTCATCTGATACAAGTATAGGAAATGTATCCTCTTCTATAGGACCTATTTCATCAAGTACGTACCAATTACTACCTATTCTGACAGATATATCGTTGTTTTCTAATATGTAATTTATATTCTTAATCATATCTTCCTTATTTTTTTAACTTATTTAACACTTTAACCTAATAATTTAATGTCACTCACCGAAGTGATACTAATAATTTTAGTTATTCTCCTATTTCTTTCTTATTCTCTTTATTAACTGCCATAATATATAACCCCCTCTTCTAAATATCTGTCAATTTATTAATTACGCTCTGTAGATCACCGATAGCATCATCCAGATAAGATTCAGTATTGTTAATCGAATCCCTAGACGATTCGTTGGTATTATAATCAGGCATATTCTCCCTAGCAGAAGTCGCCTCAGAATACGCCATCTCAGTACTATCTAATACTTGTTCTAACATTTGTATCAATGTCATTTTATTTAACTCCTATTTCTTTCTTATTCTCTTTATTAACTGCCATAATATACAACTATTTTATAACATAAGTCAAGCTTTTTCTTTAATAATTGTAAGTTTTTTTGTCAGTATGAGCTTATTAACATAGTTATCAACACAAATTATGTTAAATATCAAACTTTTTATGGTATTATATGTGGATAACCATGTGGATAACTTATTTACTCCCAGCTTAAAAAAATAAATTTTTTGTGTGTGTTCACATTATATTGCTCTCACTCCCTCATATTATATCTTCAGTACATTTCATATTCTTTACATATTCATTTTAAGTTATTTTCACCATTTTAACCCACACTAACCCACATTCATTGTTTCATTACATTAATATCAACTGACATATATCAAATCACAGTTTTATTAACTTTGTCATAATAATGTATGTTTTCATCATTGTCCATATATTCTAATAACATGCCTTTAGTTGAACTTAACCATCCTAATATTATAATAGAATCATCACCTTTAATAGTGTGAATACCTTTAGTGGCATTAGGTATATAAATTTTAGTATGATGAGTAGGACATAAAAGTATTGTATTAGATTTTCTATCAGATCCACCATTTTCTACAGGTATAATATGATGTTTATGTATTTGGCTTCTGTGATGAGTTTCATAGTTACAATATGGGAATTCACATTTTGGCATAATAACTTTTCAATTTTCTTATTAATCTATAAAGCCATCCCCATCTTTTAGTATGTATATTACAGGGTTTTTCTTTACTTTTTTTTGCTATTTTCATCATCGACACACTTATCACAATATTGTGCTTCCATATTACTTTCATCTTTTATAGCTGATATCTCTTCATCAGAAAATCTAAATCCTTCCTTTAAGACGGCTTTACACTCACTACAGAGTAATGCCCCATACTTTATCTTATAAGTTTCGTTTATGACATTGTCATATCTGAATAGTGCTTTATCATGTTTATTCATCAAATTTTTTCTTCGATGCATCCAGTATGAGCTCATACTGTCAATATTTGAGATACCGCTAATTCCTGTATTTCTTTTTAAATTTATTGCTATTGCTGTGTCACATTTTCTATGTGGTTTTAGGTCATTTATCAAAACTCGTGTGCCACCACCAATGCCCATTATAAGTTTATCATAAATGATGCCTGCTTCTCTTAACTGTCTTTCTGTAGATTTTCTCATACTTTCTTTTCTGCCAGTAGTTAGAATAATCATATGACCAGCTTTATCCCAATTCCATAATTGTTTTAATGTGCCTGGTAGTGGTTTCATAATTTTATTATCAAAATCATAACCGCTCATTTCTTCTGTATAAGGATACTTACATAATGTACCATCGATATCACAAAATATTGTTTTTGGTTTATTCATCAAATCTTTTTTCCAATGATTTTACAAGTAGAGATAGACATATAGCAACTGTACAATCTTCAAGTGGTGTTGCTGTGTCATATATGTAATTCCAACTGATAATCAATGTCAACCATAATCCAAATATAATATGTTTATTCATCATCATCTTCTTCACAATTGTGAAGTTGTTCTAGATTATTCATCATATTTAGTATTTTATGTTTATTTTTTGTTGATAACATAGCAAAACTGAGATAGAATCCTTTACCTATACCAAGTAAATTAATAAATATACTTGTTATGATAATTAGTGTTAGAGATGTCATTAATTGGTTATGTGTCAAATTCTGACATAAGATAATAAATAATGTTGTATAACACACACCTATTATCATTTTCATATTAAATGGTTCTGTAAACCATTCACCTACATTTTGTATTGTTTTTGACATTATTTACCTTTATTGTAGCAGATTTATTTTAATTCATTCAACAATGCTTTTTTAGCATCATCATATTCTTTTTTGGTGATTATACCTTCTTGATATAGTACATACAATTGTTCAATATCTTCCATAATCTGTTCATTGGATTTCTTATTAAACTTTTTGTTATGTAGTGAATTGAGGTATATTTGTCTTAATAATATTTGATTGCCATATGTGTTGTGAGAACAATATCGTTTTGAACAACAATAGCCAATACCTCTCATGTAAGAGATGTGATGGTTCAAGTGAACTCTATTCAAGTTACACAACGCATCATTTACATTGACATGTACATTCCACCGAATTCCACCGAATGACATTGATGTTAAAAATATTAGAAGAGTTAAAGTTAGCATTAGTTTTTTTATCATCATATTATATTCCTTATTTTTAATCCCATTTATTTGTTATTACACCGTGCATAACTGATGCAATAAATATCACTGATATTATAAATATTAGTGCATTCATCACCAAATCTGGTTCTATATATGGCATCATTCCGTCCAAGTGTCTTCCACCGATTCATGGGTTAGGTCTTCATCATCATCTATATTTAATTTATTATTATTGTATGTTTTGATTAGTATTCCTATTGTTATACCTAACAAGAAGGCTATTGTTATATAAATTGTTATCATCATTTATCCTTTAAATATTCATTTAAGAGTTCTGGTTTTTCAAGTGCTTCAAATTGATATTTTTTATGAAACTTATAGTGGCATTTTTTACACATTACGACTCCGTTATCTCTATCATATCTATCTTGTGGAAATTTATCCCACGATTTGATATGATGGGCGTGTAGTATTCGTGTTGTTTTTCTTTTAAGTTTACATTTCATACATGTGTAGTGTTTGTTTAAACCATGTTTACCTTTATTAAGTTCGAACACATTTTTACGCCAAGTCTTATATTTGAGTTCGGATTTTGATGTTGTATATCTTGGTTTAGTTTTATATTTCATTTGATTTGTTTTTTATCTATGATATTGGCAAGATATTTAACAAAGTATCCACATTCGTCACACCATATTGGTTTTACTTTATGGTTTGGATATTTAATTTCGTGGTCATCGCAATATTCTTTGGTCCATACTATGTGTTTTTTATTATTTTTATTAAGTTTATATTTTTTAGTATGTTTAGAGTTAAGATTTAGTCCACATTTTTTACATATTTTAGGTTTTGGTGATTTTTTTGATTTGTATTTGGGATTATCAACATCTTTGGTATCTTGATTCATATATATTCCTTTCTTCAAAATTTTTCCTTACTACTTTTTTATTATGTATATGAAGTCACTAAAAAATGTATCTAGTTCAAATTTATTGTTAAATTTCTAACTTTGCCACCGAATTCCATGTCATTAGGTGTATCATTCATTTCTTGTTCTAACTCACATCCAAGATGATTTGTGCCTGAACCTATATAATCACAATCAACATCATATGTATTTTTTCCACATATGGAACATACCCAAGTTTCTCTTGCATCAACTTCCCCAATATAATCCTCACCACCAAATAAATTTAATTGATATGCCATTTATAATTCCTCTTTATTTTTATTAATTTTATCTCATTCATGGATATATTCATGTTCTTGAAAATTAACAATAGCTTCATGTAGATATTTTGCTCTTTCTGTATCTACCAATTCGATACCTACCACTTGTTTATTTACTTCATCATAATCCACAAAAAGTCCTTCATCAATTTCTATTGATTTAATTTTTTGTTCTTCTTCTAACTCTTGATGTTGGAATGATATATAAAGTAATCCGTTTATCTTATCATATGTTATCATTTGATACCTATTTAATTTTATGGCCTCCGTACAAAGTCATTTCTGTGGTCGAATACGAAAGCCGATCTGTCTTTTAATAGTTTAAGTGCTGATTGACCAATTTAAATTCTGTTGATAGTTTCATGATAATCCCATCGTATGATTTCATCTAATTATTTCTAAACCCACCGAAATCGTAATGGTTTGATTATCACTCCACTATCCCTGTTGTCTTTTATTCAGTTTAAGTTTGGGTGCTGAATTTGGGTTAATGTAACTGTTAGTCGGCTCCAGACATTTTGTTAAAAACGAGCAGTGATGTCTTAACATCCTAACCGACTACCATTTCTTTATTTCAAAAATCATTCATATATAAATATATATAAAAATCTCAAAACAATGGTTTTTTTTAATTTATTGCCAACCATATTCCGTCATTTCTGGTTGATAATCATCTTTTACAATATCTAACTTATCATTCAAATTAGTATAATCTAACTCTATTGGTTCTAATGCCCTTGTCATGATACCAAGTGGAGTAAAGTCATCACAATCTAATACTGCTTTCATAATAGATGGATTGAAACCACTTACCATACCTACACCTGGATCCGATGGTAATGCAGGTGAACCATGATGACTTCCTTCTAAATTCCAAAATACTAACTTTGGCATTGTGTAACCTCGTTCTTCAAATAATCTTTTAATATTATCTAAATGAGGTTTTTTTGAATGACCAAAAGAACTGTTATAACTTTCATCAAATTGCATATCTGATAATACTAATAGCATTGTTGGCATATCTTCATCTTTAACATCAAACTTTTCAGCTAAATCAAGTATCAGACGATAAGCCTTTTCAAAATTAGTATTCATTCCCCAATCATCACTCAACATTTTTTGACGGATCTCTAACAATGTTCCTTGTGGAATATGACCTAACTTTGGATTTTCAGAGAATGTTAAATATCTACTATTAAACTTACCTTTATTATTTATTGATAGATACAAACCTAATGATATAGCTACTTCCACAGGTAAACCAATCATACTGCCACTTACATCAATCATTGGTAAAATATTCTCACCTTCTTTGATTAAGTCTGGTAAGTTATCCCATAGTTTCTGTGCCAGTTTCTCATCTTTAACTGCTATTGCCATAACTTCATGTGGATATGATGCTGATACTGATGCTTTACTATTCTTATCATTCTTCCATTCATCGAATCTATCATTATCACGATTTGTAAATGTCTTACCATATCTTCTCATAGCAGTACCTGGAACTGAAGAATAATCTATGTCTTCCCATTCGTGATTAGACATTTGTTGTTCAACTGTTTCAGAATATATCTTTAACCATTTACGATAATTTCTATTAGTAAACATTAACTCATCGCGAAGCAGTTTAGCACACACACCTTTTCTCGGTGCCCATTTACAGGCTAATCTATCTTTACTTTTAACACTTTGGGCGAAAGCTGAGACAACACCTGGAATGTGAAAGTATCTAACTAAGTCCTTATAATAACCTAATTCGGCCAAGGTCTTCGCATTGTCTGATACGAATGTTGGTGAACACTTTGCTATTTCATCTAATATAAGGTAGAAAGTATTCCGTTCACCAGAACCTTCTCTAGCCGCTCTCGCCCAATATGAAATCCTTGTAGCTAACTCTGGATTTTCATTAAATGCCTCTTCAAACAACTCAACAATTCTATTTCGTGCTGCTCCTCTTAAACCACCAATCTTTGAAAATAGGTCTAAACATTTATCTACATCATCATAACATAGAGCGTTGTTTGCTGTTCTCATATATTCTGTGTTTTTATTCATAGTTTAAATATACAACCTTTTTATTATATAAGTCAAGTGTTTTTTTAATTTAATCCATATCTGCTAAACTACTGAAATCAACCTCTTCAAATGATTCATAATAATCATCATCTTCAGGCATATAACTGAAAGCATCATTTCCTTTGATATCACGAGATAAATCCGTTATTGCTTCAATTACTACATTTTTACTGATATCTGAATCATTAGATGCTTGTTCTACTATATTATCAAGTTCATCTACTATTTGTTGTATGTTCATTACTTTTCCTTCATGTTAATTTAATATCTGACGCATATAAAACATTATTTGCTTCTATGTCCCATTCTGTTATGGTACTTTCACCATAAACAGTTTTATCATTTTGTTTATGCCAAAATATGGTTGTTCTATATTGAATTTCTTCCTTTTCCAAATCACCACTACACTCTGTTTCCGATCTATCTATGACAGCTTCAAATTCACTATTATTATCAAATAGATTTTCAACCATAACCAAATCACCTGGTTTCTTACTAATCCTAATTCTAGTGATGTCATCTGTAGTAAATGTTATAAGTAAATCATCACTTAAATGTTTTTTGATATCTTTTATCTTGTTGACACATTTATCTAAACTCGAATGTAAACCTGGTACTCCAAATAAATGTTCATATCTTGACTTATACAACATCTCATCATATTCATCTTCTGAAAATAATATATCAAATTTACGATATTCAAATGATTCTTTAGCTAAAGCTATATCTAATGTCTTTCTATGTTTGTAATCTTTATATGTCTGATTTAACCACGACATATATTTACCACTACCAGTTGGCCAATCTGGTCCTACTGTAAATTGACCTTTGACCTTTTCAACTGCAATCATTTCATATTCATTTACAAACGTGTCATGTGTTAGACTCATCAACACTTGTAATTTCTCTATCCGTGATAATATTTCTTCTCTTTTCAGAGCCACCTATACCATACCTTTAATTTTCAACTCCCTAGCATCAATTGTTTCTTTAGCTTCTCTTAAACCGCGTGGTTGTCCAAGAAAGGCTGGACTATTTCTAAACAATTTGATAGCAGTTATCTTCTCTCCATTTTTGATAAACTCATCAATCATTGACCATTTGTCATCCTTGTCAGACAGAAAAGCATATTCATATTTCTTCCATAATCGGTTAGCATTTTTCAAATCTCGTTTATCTAAAACGATACCACCATCAAAATCCTCAATTTTCCTTTTAATCCATTTCATATCATTGAGTTCTTCAAGCTTTTGTGTTCCAGATGTTGCAAACGAAACCCTATATTTCAATTTGTCAAGTTTATCTAATATGTGAACATCATTTCTCATATTGTCATACAATCCAAAAGACTTGACTCATGCCATCTAAAGTTCTGCATTTTCATATTTACTTATAAATTCAAGTTCCATCAACTCTTCATCAGTATATTCACGCATCCCAACTACCATTGTATAATCATCACCTGAAAGTGAATTCCACCATTCAGCTGAACAATCTTCAAGTTCTGTTCCCATATGCCTGTCTGGCATCCTATCTGAACCAAGTGGATAAACTACTCCATCCTCTGATATTGCTGAACCTACACTATTTAACATTATTGTTTTTAAAGCCATTTTGACTTACTCCTTTTAGTTATCTATAATTTGGGCCTGTCCAAGTGAAATAATCTGTGTTATCATCAAATATATTTCCACGAGTATGTTTTGCCGGTGCACTCCAACCTGCAGCTTTCAGTACATCTCCAGCCTTTGTTGGTAATCCTTTATGTGAACCATCTTCTTTAACAACAAATCCCCATACTGAATTGTCGTGAATTATCTTTACGAATTTTCTACCATTTTTTAAAATTATGGTTTTTTTCGGTCTTAAATGATTTATCCATTTTTCATAATCTTTATGAATATTCTCAATCAACCTATCTATAGCTGAATCAAAATCTCTGACCATTGGTTTTGGTTTTATTCCGTTAATCATTATATTTTCTCATTTAAATTAATTTTTGAGAGATTCATCGTGGGTGATGAAGCCACTTCATCTCTCGGTATAAAGTTACTAAAGGTGTAAGATTCCTTTCTATTGTAACTTGTAATTAGAGGAGAACAAATCCTCTCATAGAATGCCGTACTGACATCCCTTATAATATCTAATTTTGTTTTTCTCTCTCTCATCATCTACTATAATATACAACATTTTTATAATACAAGTCAAGTCTTTTTTAATTTATTTTTGGTACATTTTTTTGAATCGCCCTTACACAAATCACATGACTCAAAATTTCCTCCACAAGATACCCTTAAAGGCTTATCACTTAAAATGACTCCAAGTGAAAGTCCCAAAACACATAACACCAAAATCGCTATCGCTAAAATAATCATTTATATTTATCATAAATCCAATTCATTCTGATATACCATTCCAGATATCTATTAACATCTTTTATAAATCGTAGTGGATGTATAAGTATCCGAAAGTAATACTTTGAACCATAAGCCGTAATCAGCCGCCAATGTAACCAAGGTAACGGCCATTTTATTATTACCATTAATACTTTTAGTTTAAGATATAAGTTAAATCTTTTTTTGATTTTTTTCATCTTTTCTTTTTACATACCAAACCAATGTTCCTAATATACCACCAACTATCAGTAAATCCTTTATTATAAATAAAATCAAAATTATAACTTCCCAAAACTGTAACCCAGAGTTCTTAGCTTCCTTTATCATAGAAATAGCTTCTACTATATCTGTTAATTGAGCACTAATCATAATTAAGCATTATCTCCCAGTACTGCCAAAACTATTTTTACCTCTACAAGTTTTATTCAACTCTTTAACTTCATTTATTTCAAACTCTATAAGTTTCGTTGGAATCAGTTGAGCTATCTTATCTCCATGTCTTATTGTGTATGGTTTTGTATTTGAATTGCACATCAACACTTTTATCTCTCCTGTGTAACCAGTATCTATGACTCCAGCATGTGTAAATAATCCCTTCACAGCCATAGAACTTCTATCTTTAATTATAAATCCATAATTGATGTTACTTGATCTAATTGATATACCAGTAGATATCAATGAATATTGCCCAGATTTAAGTGATATTTCTTCATTTGAAAATATATCATATCCTAAATCACTCATACTATAAGCCTTCTCTGGTAATTTAGATGTAGATGTATGTCTAACTACATTTAATTCCATTATGTCTCCTTATTTTGATGTATAAATATACAACATTTTTATGTTATGAGTCAAGTGTTTTCTTAAATTATTCCAATCTTCTTAAACCGACTCTTCCACTTCTTCCAGTTCTTCTGACCAAATTCCTCAGCTTCAATTTCAAACCTGTTGTCTTTGTATTTATCTTTACCTTGACCAATTTGATAATTCATTTCCCACTCATAATCTAACTTGAAATCTTTCCAGCCCAATCGTTTAGAATCCATGGCATGATGAATTTCATGTAACACTGTGATGAGAAAATGCTTTAAATCTGAATCCTTTAACTGTTTGTATCTCGATGATAACTCTAATGTTCCTGTATCTACATTGAAATAAGCAAAATCTTTCATTGATTTATACTTAACTTTAACACTCTCAACTTTATAATGTTTTAATAATGTTGCAATTATCTGATTCTTTTCAGATTCTTTTATAAATTCTTTAATAAGCATCAACCACTCCAACGCTTTCTATCTAAATCAATATTGTCGTTATCTATCTTATCCATTTCTTCTTTAGTTAAACCATCACCAAATTCAGTATTATATGGATATTCAAAATCTTCATCCAACACTGGACTATCCATATGAACTTGTGTCACAGAACCACTCACATCAGATGGGTTTTCCTCATATTCTTCTTTCACCAATTTCGCGTGTTTAGTAACATTCTGTATCAATTGTTCAAGTTCCATTTTCTGTTGTTTCGTCAAAAATTGTTTATCTTTTGCCATAACTTATCTCCATGATTTAATTTCTGTAACTTGCACTTACATCTGATGGATTTACCCACCAAATTTTACCAAGATTGTCAATCACTCTGATACCCTTGTTTTCTTCAAACTCATCAACTTTCACAAGTGAATCTTTATACAACATTCCATCTACACTTTGAATGTTTCTCTGAACACTAACTTTGTCACCAACATTTATTTTTCTATTCTTATAATCAACTAACATTAACGTCTCCTACCTTGACCTCTGTATTTCTTTTTATAATGTTTTGCCGTTGTTGAACCATTTGGTCCACCACCACGATTACATCTTTTAGTGTTATTACTTTTACCCTGCCGTGTCTTTTTAGGATGTGGTGTATGATAAGCCGAAACAATAATTTTAGCCATTTAATATTCTCCTATCTACAAAATGTTTTTGATTTCCAAAACCAACCATTGAATGACAAATAACAATTCGGACATAACAATCTGATGTTTTCCCATAACCAATTTTTGTGATCTCCATCTTCAAAATCAACAGCAAGACAACAAGTTCCAGTCTTTAAATTGATTTCATTATATCCACAATTATGACACTCATCCTGCCAATAACCCTGCTTAATCAACTCTTTCTTCATTGTGCTGTGAGACCACCTCTGTGGTGGTAACTTTCTTTTGCCATATATGATGTCTTCAACCTTTACAATCTTGGCTCCCCAACCTTTGGTGTGAATACCAAAACCAGCTTTGTTGTTGTGTTGTTCATAGATACCATACTCTGTAGCATATTTCTTATATGTTGCATTGTTAATACCTAACCAACGAGCAGCTGCGCTGTTTGACAATGTATGTTTCTGTGATTCCAATATCATATTCTTGGTTACAATCATTCGTTTACCTGGAATATGAATTGGCTTTCTGATTGACCCAGTTAACCCACCTAATTGTTTTTTGTCATCATTTTCCATTTAAATTTTCTGATAACTGTGTGCTCGATCATTGACATTCAAAATTTCTTTTGTTTTTACATTCTGACCTTGTGTTTCATTTATCTTACGATAAGGCACATTTAATGTAAAATTCATATCGTCACTTAACCAAAAAAGTTCATGAACTGGAATATCTGAAAATCTACAATGTTCGAACTCCGTGCCCAGACCGGGTGGATTATATCTGTCTTGAACTGGATTGTTAGTTGACATATTATATCTCTTGCCAAGTTCCAGCAAGTTCTACAATACCTGCTATAGCCTCAAATTCATTTTGAACTTCTATGAATTTACCACTAGTTTCAAGTTTGTCATACATTGAATCTAATGCATTTTTGATTATTAATATTTGGTCGTAACCATCTTTACTTATCTTTGACATTTTATTTGTCCTCCTGTGATAATTGTTTTTTTTGTTTTTCTATCTTATTCAAACTATTATTAACTTAACAAACCGAGTACTGCAGTGTTAAAACTTCCACTTACCACTGGTGGTATAACTGTAACATAATAATCTACTGAACTCGTCATATGACACAAAATTGCTGCCTTTATCGTAGCAGTATTCGCGTCTTCTGCTGTGTCGTGGTCAACCCAAAATTCTGGCTGGCCATCTGATCCAGACACTCTGAATGTCCAGTATCCAAAACTACCGTCAACATAATTCTTTTCAGCTGATTCCACCCTTGAAGCTGTTGCTTGACTTAATGTAAAATTTGCCATTTTATTTGTTCTCCTGTAATAATTGTTTTTCTAATTGTTTAGGTTCTTCTTCATCATCTGAATTATTTTTCTTTAAAAATTCACCAATGTTGTTACCCAATCTTCTTAACTCACCTAACGCAAGTTCTCTAATGAATGGTTCTTGATCTTTTTCAAGAACTGTTGTCATAAGTTTTGTTATGTATATTCCTAATTTATCACCCATCAATATTATCCTCTTTTATATCAAAATTCACTCTTAAAAAGTTAATTGTTTTCTGGCAATTCATATGTGGATATTCTCTTGGTGGGCCCAACATTTTAATCGCTTCTCCAACAACCTCTTTAACCAATGTCGTTTGTTCGATGCATCGAATGCAAGTGTCATCACCTGCATAATTTAATTCGATTCCATCTTTGTTTTTATATTTCATTCTACTATAACCCCTAATGAATCTACATATGTTATTTGACAGTTATCTACATATCCACAATATACTTTAATTGTATCTCCAATAAAATCTTCCCATACACCAAGAACTGTGTGGGCAATTCCTTCCCTATCTGTATAACTATCTGTATTTACAAGATATACCCAATTATTTATTCCCATATATTCCACATTGTATTGTTTATCAGTTATCCAACTGATTTTCTCATATGATAAACCAGTTTCCGCATTCAATGTAGAAAATGTTTGAATATAATTATCAAGAAATTCCATATGATAATAACCATTTTCATCTTGTTCTAAACTTGGTGCTGATATATCTAAATAACTATATTCACAATTCATCAAGCCGGTTTGTGAATTACAACCAATTAACAACATTACATATATAAATATATATAATTTACTAAAACCTACCATTTTTTTATCGTCTCTCTACGCTGTTTTTTCTTATTCTCTTTTCTCTGCTTCTTCTTCTTCAACCTCTTGTCTTGCTTCCTCTGTTGTTTATCATTATCCCAATAATGCGGATCTGTCTTTTGCATCTTTTTTGTTACCTTCGTGTTTATTAATTATAAGTTACAACTTTTTTACTATATAAGTCAAGCTTTTTATTCATCAATTACGGCTCGACCTTTTAACTGTTCCCAATCTCTTTCGGGTCTTACTTTAAGATTTGTTTCCCAAGCACCTTTGATTGTATTTACATCTACACCCACACTTTTAGCGAATGATATAATTGCGTTGATATCTTTCGGAAAACAACTGCCACCAAATCCCATTTTCCCATCTGGTCCAGGAACATTCAGGTGTGAGTCACCAACCCTACCATCTGCTACAAACCCTTCTAACGCTGTCTCCCAGTCAGCTCCAATTGTGTCACACATCTGTTTCATTTCATTTGCAAAAGATACTTTTACTGCAAAAAATACATTACTGAAATATTTAATCATCTCAGCTGTCTTATAATCAGTTTGAATTATATGACAATATTTAAATCTTTCATTAAACAATTCAGATACTTTGGATGTATATAATTTATCTCCACCTAATATCACTCTATCTTGATTTATGAAATCTAATCTTGAAGATTTTTCCGTAAGGAATTCAGGATTAAATACAATGTTCAATTCCGGAAACTTTTCTTGCAACATTTCAGTGGTACCTGGAATAACAGTAGATTTTAGAATTATTATATTATTCTGTTTTTTGTTTACATCATTTATCTCGTCAAATACTTTGTATATAAGTTTTAAACTAATATTCCCATTTTTATCCATTGGTGTTGGCACTGATACAAATACAAAATCTGAATCATTTACAGTTTCATCTAATGTGTTTAGTGACCGTTCTGGTATTTTATCATACACTTTCACTTCACACTTACCAGTCGATGCTGGTGAAAATCCATGAGAGATTGCTCCACCTACATATCCATTACCGACTACACCTATTTTCATTTATTTTCCTCCGACCATTTTGTTATATAATCAACCAATCTTTTCCTAGGATTCCATCCTAAAGTATTTTTTGCCAAAGTGTTATCAGCTAAAGTGAAAGGATATTCACCAGATCTTTGTGGTAAATAAACTCGACTGTGACATGAGTCACCAAACATACTAGCAACTTCATTGATAGAATAATTTTTACCTCTTCCCAATTCAAATATTTCACATTCTAATTCTTTTTCAGACATCAAAATCAAAGCATCTACAATGTCATCTATGTGTGTGAAATCTCTTCTCTGCTCTCCAGTTCCAACAATTGTAAATGGTTTGTTGTCTCTAAATTGCTTTTCAAATATCCCAATGACAGTAGCATATTCACCATCTTCAAGTTGATGTGGACCATACACATTATAAAATCTAGCAATAGCTGTACTGATATCGTAAACTTTATTATAAAGTTCGCACAATTGTTCTCCACTATATTTAGACCAAGCATAAGGACTTCCATACAATCCATGATGAAATGTACTTGAACCTGAATAAATAATTTTAGCTTTCATATTTCTAGCATATTCTAAAACATTTAAAGTTGAAATAAAATTATTATGAATTGTTTTTATTGGTTTTTTCAAAGATGGTTGTATTCTAGCCAAAGCAGCTAAATGAAATATCACATCAGGTTTATCCATAAAAAATGAATAATCAGCTGTTTCTAACAAATCTACATCAAAATACTGACAACCTTTTTGTTCATTCTCTTTATATCCTGTACTGTAATTATCTAACGATACTACCTTGTGATCATCCTCTATCAATCTTTTAATCAAATTAGTTCCTACAAAACCAACTCCACCTGTTACTAACGCTCGCATTTAATTAACTCCTTCTCATATGTTTTTAATAAATTAATTACTAGTTCAAATATATCATATAACATCACCTCACCAACTTCACCACTGTCTTGTAAAATCTCTGGAAGTTGAGTTAAAAATTGAAAATTGTCATTTGTTAATTTAGATGCATCAAACTCTACAACTATATCATGCTCTAACGTTGCCTCACCATGATTATACTCTATCTTTGACTGTAAATTATATAAAGTATTTTTTTGTTCTTTTGTAATGTAATCTATAATATTAATATCCGGTTCTTCAACATAAATTTTAGAACACCAGGGTTCTAATGCTTCCAATATTTTAAGTGTACATTTATCAACAACAAAACAAATATCATATTTGGGTAATATAATTGGTTTCATCATTTCATCGTGTTTTACCATATGCCCCCATTTACGAATAAAATTTCTTGTGCTTCGTTCATTCTGTTTCAACCACTCATCTGTTTCTCTATTCTTCATAAACACTTCACCAGTCGGGTTTCTCTTAGCACCATCAGCAAACCTTGAACCTCTACAAGTCATGTGATATACAAAACCATTCCAAGTCTGAACTAACTTATATCCAGCCAATACAAATCTATTAAATATATCTGAATCTTCCTTTGACTGTGGTGCATACAGTGGGTCGTGCCCGCCAATGGATTGAAAATCTTCTTTCATTATAGCCCATGGTGCAAAGATACCCTCTGTGGTTGTATTTTTTTTATATGATTCATATTCATTTAACAATTCTTGTTCTCTAAACTCTTCTGGTTCAATCCCAAAATCTTTAATAATTTTCTCAGGACCAGGTGGATGTAAAGGTGGCTCTATACGAGTTGCACTTACTACCTTACCTCGTTCTAAATGTTTAAGTATCTCCGTATCTAAGTTAGGACAGGCATACATATCACTATGCCAAATCATAACTATATCATTAGTTGCCACTTCATTTATAAGTTTATCATATCCTAAAGTGTGTCCCATTCTGTTTGGTTCACCTGTGTTTTCTCCAAACCAAGTTCCATCATTTACAACAAATTTGAAATTTTTATCTTTCTTTACCGTTTCCTCACACCATTCTACTGTTCCATCATTTGAAAAATCTGATAAAACACATATCTCGTGCCTATAACCTAAATTCTTTCTGATGCTATTATAACTCCACTCTAAATAAACTTTATTATTTCTTGATGGATTAATGAAACTTATTACTCTATCGTCTCGTTTTGACATTTATAACCTCTCTCATAACTTTTTTCATATTATAAATATATATATCTTCTCCGAAAAGTTTATTATAATTTTCTTTAGTTTCTTCTGAACATCTTTTATAGAATTTGGGATTCTTGACTAATCTCATAGCAATCTCTCTAGCAAGATTTAAATTTCCATAACTTACTGTACAGTGTGGATGTAATTCTTCTTGTGTGTCTAATCCACTGTAACCAATACAAGGTATTCCCCAATAAGCACAATTCAGAGCAAATGTTCCAGCAGCATGTGTTGGCATCAAGTGAACAGCGTACTTAAACTGAGATAAATGATTGACCCAATCAACCCAATTCATGTATGGTAGGTGAGTTAGGTTTTCCATTTGATCTTCAAGATCTATTTTCCTACCCATTGATGGTGCATGTATTTCTACAGATTCTTTATCCCATTTACCAAACTCTGTTGCTGTCATATAAGAATCAAATCCCCCATACCATCTAACCATGTTACCACCAATTATCACATTATTATTTTTTGTTTTTGATTCTTTAAGACTATCTTCAATCATTAAAGATTTATTCTGATAGATATGTTTCTTTTGTGTGAGTCCTTTAAAGTATTCAACGTCAGATTGATTATGTGCAAATATCACATCCATTTCCATCAAAGTGTTATAAAACCATATCTGTTGTTCCATTGGATAATCTTGAAAATACCATACTGGACCTTCTTGCATAAATCCTATCTTTTTACATACTCTTCTCATTTGTTCAGTCATGGAAAATTGCATTAAATTATCAATTTTTGTCTTCGGTATTATTACAATACCCAAATCATACATATTATCTTGAAGTTTTGGTAATTTGTTAATAGGATGATGTATTGCATCAAGTGCAACATACCAAGCATATTCTGTTCTCATATTATTAAAATCTCGTGAAATCTTACCATCAAATGGTGATTCACTAAAAAATGTTATTCTCACAATAACTCCTGTAATTTTGTGTATTTCAATTCATATTCTTGTTCTAAAAACTTCAAAATATTTCTAAAATTTTCATAATTTTTGTCATCCCAAATATTGTCATTCCAATCACCTGCTATGTGAGATTGAAACATAAAAGTATTTCCATATGATTGAATGGAGTCGGTTTCATGTATACCATCACAACCAACAAATGTTTTACAGTTCCATTTAACTCCATGGTTGTGTTGTTCATGGATTGCTGCATAATCAAAATATCTACCTATAACTTTTATTGCATTTGTATGAGCTAGCCAACCAGGATTTCTCCAACCTTTTGGTCTGTAACCTACAGCTTCCCATTCAGATAAACACTCCTTTACTCTTTCTGAAGCTGATTCTTCTGTATCTGTTTCAAAAAACTCACACTCACCTATACCTTCTATTCTACAACTATGGTAATGACCATGAGCCGCTAACTCTACCCATTCCTTACTCTTCCAAAAATCAACCCAATCCTTAAATAATGTTAAAGGATATCTGTTATGATAATTAGATGGAATGAATAATGTAAACTTACAACCAAACTCCTTATTAAGTTCCTCTAAATACCCAACAGCTTCATCACCTTCACAACCCCAACCTTTTTCAGGATGTAAATCATCTATTGATATTGTCACATTCTGTGTCAAAATTCTTCCTTAATAGTTTTAATTAATTCACTATAATCATTTTTATTACTATAATTTATTTTGTGTCCATATTCTTTAGCTGATTCTATGTTATTTATTTCTTCTATAACATCAAACACAGGAATCACATTTGAATCAGATAATTTTCTCCAATAACTTTCATTTGAAAAATAATTAGGTCTTAACTCTCTGCCCTGAGTTATGTACAGAATGGTAACACCACCAAACAGACTTGACAGTATGCCATTCCCACCACACACACTTATAAACTTTTCAGTATTTGCCATAATTTTTAATTGTACTTCATTATATGTGTATTGTGGATATTTTTTAACTATATCATCAAATAACCAAACATTATCCATATGATTAGGTAAATCTCTATCACTAATAACACCAACACCTTCTACATTAGCTAATATATCTAAATTTAAATTCACTGAATTAAATTCATTTTGATCAATGGTAAATCCCTCTCTATTTGTTGGTCTTTTATATATGACAACATAATCATTTTCTGTTAGGTAAGTAAACATTTCATACAAAGTTGGTATATCAAAAAAATGATATTTTGGAGGGTTACCGTGTTCAAAATTATAAATATTAGATATGAAAACTATAGGTTTATCAAAATCAAATTCTGTATTTCTATAATGTCTTTTAAATGGTGGACATTCCCATTCTGAATAATCTAAAACTGCTGGTCTTGTCATTACAGTTCCAGCTTTGGTATCACCATGTATCCAGTTGTTAGGTAAATTATTTAATCCAGCGGCTTCATTGTCAATAGTTCTATGTCTAAATGATTCCTCTACATCATCACAAAAATAATAAAAAGGTTTCATATCTTTAGATGTAATCACTTTATCTAGTTCACCTCTTTGTTGTAACCAATAAGCATATGGAACTGCCAATGCCAATTCAATTCCAAATTCTGGATTTGTTTTTACAATCATGATTTTACCATCTTTAATACATCAAAAGCTTCTGCATATTCTACTCCAATTTGATTTCCTCTATATCGTGCTAACACAGATAAACCATCTAAAATGTCATAACCTTGTTTCTTATATTTTTTGAGTTGACTGTCGTGACATTCACACATCTCTATTTTTTTATCAAACACATCAGTTACATCAACATAATAATTAGCGGTAGGATAAACATTTGTAATTCTTGGAACTGGTAATTGTTCATAACATAAAACATTGGATAATAATCTAGCAGATGCCATCGTTGTCTCCAAAGTAGCTATGTGGTCTTGATTCGTATCACCACCCCAATGTGTGTAAACTGTATCTATATCATAATCAATCATCAATTTTTCTAATTTAGAAACTGATTCAAAACTAAATGGTACATGTAAATCTTTAAATGGTAAAAATTCCAAATTACATCCTAATAATTTAGCTGATTGTTCAGATTCATTTTTTAATTCTGTTTCACTTCTTAAACTTTCTCCAGTGACACCACTAATTGATTTAGAATTTGTCATTATAACCATCACAACATTGTCACCGTCATTTTTATGTCTAAACAAAGTTCCACCACAACCGAATTCTATATCATCTGGATGAGCACCTACGGCCATTACATTCATTTATCATCTCCTATAGATTTTCCTAATATATCAACTGATACTTTTTTACCATGATTAAATAACAAGTCTATTGATGACATATTTGATATAAAATTACCATGCATCTGTTTATAGACTGGATGTTTAAAATTTTGAAAAAAGAAATTTACATTATTGTCTCTAAAAATATCCTTATCTATGTATGTTCTACCAAGAGAACCAAATACAAAATTGTCAGCATTTACAACTTTACACATATTAATTATCAATTCAGATTTCTTTCCACTTATATCATATCCTAACTCAATTAATTCAGAAGTTCTGTAAATAGGAACATTTACTTCAAATTTACCTAATATAAATTTACTAATTTTTATTATAAAATCTAAGAGAAATTCCTCATCCTCCAAATAAAGTTTTTCTATTTCTTCAAATAACGAATCAAAATAGAATGATTTTGAATAAGAATAATAAATAGCATTCAAATGTTTTTTCTTCCAATTTTGATTTTCATCTATCCTGACATCTTTCCAATTCAAGAGATGACTTCCCGCTTCCTTCAGTGGTATGTTCAACCACTGCCATCCATCACCTTGTTTTATTCTTATCTTGTTCCTGTTCTGAAATACATCTTTTACATATTGAACATTATCTAAAATAAAATATACATCACCCATAATTGCTTTAGATACATAACCAAGCCAAGGTAAAAATTCTGGTTGATGTGCTGTCAATATTATTCCACTGACATCCAATCTTCTTTTATCTAAACTTTTATCAATTTGTATCATTTTAATTCTGTAATACTTTCAATTAACATATCAGTAATGTTATTTATATCTCTTTCAGTCAATTCATAATACATCGGTAATGACAAATGTCTTTTCATGATGTCATCAGAAACATCATATGGTTTGTTTTGTAAATAATTCTTATAAATTTCTTGTTTATGACAATTAGGATCATAAGCATTCGCATTTTCTATACCACTTAAATATAATTTATTGGCTAACTTATCTCTATCAATGTTGGAATCAAGTATAAAATAATAGTTCCAATAAGAATGGACAACATTGTCTGGTTTTTTTATCAAAGTTATGCCATCAACATCTTTGAGATTTTCAGCATATAGTTTCGCAATTTCATTTCTTTTTTTAACAAATTCATCTAAATGAGACAACTGTGCTAAACCTATTATAGCTGAAGTTTCTGTCATTCTAAAGTTTTGTGATGGATTTATTGCTTTAACTCCATAGTCAACACCAATCAACTTACCTTTATTTCTAACTACACCATGATATCTCAATATCCTAGCTCTGTCAACTAATTCTTTGTTATCTGTTGTAATCATACCACCCTCGCCGGTAACTAAAACTTTTGATGGGTAAAAAGAAAAACAGCCAACTTCACCTAAATTGCCAGCCATCACATTGTCGATTGAAGCACCGTGTGCATGAGCAGCATCTTCTATGATAAAAATATCCTTTTCATCACATATTGATTTTATTTCATAAAAATCAGGCGAAATCAATCCAGCCATATGAACCCACATTATAGCTCCAACATCATCATCTAAATTATCTAAAATACTTTTTTTAGACATACACAAAGTTTTTTCATCTATATCAACAATCAATGGAATGTTACCTGAAAGTATGATAGAATTTACACTTGCTAAAAAAGTATTGGTAGTTACAATTATTTTTTTATTCTTTAATCTCAATGATCTCATTGATATTTCCAATGCTGATGTACAAGAATTTGTAGCTACTGCATACTTTACACCTATTTTTTCTGCAAATCTCTGTTCAAATTCTGATACATATTTTCCTTGAGAAATCTGACCTGTAGTTAATATTTCATCAATTTTTAATAAAATATTCTTTCTATCATCTTCACTAAAATAAGGTTTCGCTCTTGGATAATATGTAGTTAAAGAATTAATTTTCATTTTTCCATCTTTCTATAAATGATTTCACAATATGATTTATGTCATTAAATTTTATTCCAAATTCCATTTTTATATCATTGTTATCTATTTCAAAATGTTGATTTAAAAAAATAGATTCATCTGATTTTTCAACAGTATGTTCTTTTATGTATAACTCTTTTTTAATTATATCAATAACTTCATTTACGGTTGTCTCTTTGTCACTTCCAATTTCGTATATTTTACCTTTTAGGTTGTTAGTTGATGAAATTATGTGTTCTAAACAATTTACCACATCCTTGACATCAACTAAATTTATGTGACAGTCACCATTGTCTATTTTTATACTTTCACCACCAACTAATTTGTTGATAAAATATTCTAATCTCATTATATGATTTCCATAACCAACCACATAAGATGGTCTGACTATAGTATAATTCAAATCTGTATCACTTAATTTTTTTTCTATATTTTCCTTTTCAATAGCATAAGAACCAAAAGTATCTTTATATCTGACAGCTGCACTACTTACAAAAATGTATCGTATGTTTTTTGGTATAAATTCTTTTATCAATTCAAATTGTTTCAAATTATAAAGACACATATCCACAATACAGTCAAAACTATCTAAATTTTGGGCGATGCATCGTATGGTGTTTATGTTTCTGTCAAACTTTATAATTTCAGCATTTTCATCACCGGAAACACTTCTGTTGAACAATACAACTTTATGTGATTCAACAAGTTTTTTTACCAACAACTTGCCAATAAATCTGTTGCCTCCTATAACAGCTATTTTCATTTAAATCATTTCCTTGATTTCCTCAACAGTGAATCTTTCGGATTCATTAGAATACGTTCCATCTTCTAAAATTCTTTCATGTAAATTTTCACCAGGCTGTAAACCAGTTGTTTTTATGTTTAATGTACAACCATCCGGTAAATACTTTTCACCCATAGCCGTCAATAAATCACCTACTGACATAGATTTCATCTCTGGAACATATGGTTTTGAATCAGTAGCATTTTCCATACAATCATATATTAAATCTACTGCTTGTTCAACAGTCCAAAAATATCTCGTAGCTTCTGGTTCTGTAACTGTTACTTGTTCACCATTTTGTAATAATTCTTTCCATTTACACAAAACAGAACCCGTTGAATATAATACATTCCCATATCTAACTGTTCTAAATTTGATATTTGGATAGTTACTTTCAAATTGTTCAAATGACTTTTCCATAATATATTTAGTTGCACCATACACACCAGATATCTGAGCTGCTTTGTCTGTGCTGATACCAAGAACAAACTCAACATCACTGTTAACTGATTCTTCAAGAATATTCAATGAACCAATCACATTTGACCGTGTACATTCTCTACACTTGTTCTCAGCCATACCCACATGCTTGAATGCAGCTAAATGAAATACACCATCTACACCTTTCATAGCTTGTTGTACATCAAATCTATCTGATACATCACCTGGTATTATTTTTACTGATGAATACTTTTGTTTTAATTTTAAAAGATTTCCCTCATTCCGTGACATAACTGCCACTTCTGAATCGTTATTTAACAATCTTTTAATTAACTCATTACCTAAAAAACCACTGCCACCTGTGATTAAATATCTCTTATCATTTTTAACTTCTATCATTTTCTTTCCTATACTTTTTAATATCACTTTCTACCATAATTTCTACTAAATCTTTAAAGGATGTTCTTGGTTTCCAATTTAATACCTCTCTCGCTTTTGTTGAATCCCCACGAAGGTAATCAACTTCCGCCGGTCTCATGTATCTTTCATCTTGACCTACAAACTGTTCCCAATTTGACAAACCAACATAATTAAAAGCTACATCTAAAAATTCTCTAATTGAATGAGTTTCACCGGTAGATATAACATAATCATCTGGTGTATCTTGTTGTAACATCAACCACATAGCTTCTACATAGTCAGGAGAGTAACCCCAATCTCTTTCAGAATCAAGATTTCCAAGCACTATTTTATTTGATAATCCAGTTCTTATCTGTGCAATTCCATCTGAAATCTTACGGGTTACAAATTCTATACCTCTCCGTTCAGATTCATGATTAAATAAAATGCCACTACAGTTAAACATGTCATAAGATTCCCTATAGTTCTTTGTAATCCAATGACCATATACTTTTGCAACCCCATAAGGACTTCTCGGATAAAATGGAGTGTCTTCTGTTTGAGGAGTTTCTTGTACCTTACCAAACATTTCCGATGAAGATGCCTGATAAAACTTTATTGGTTTTCCATATTCTCTAATTGCCTCTAATATTCTCATCACACCAAGTCCAGTAACATCACCTGTTTGTTCAGGCATTTTCCAACTTGCATACACAAATGATTGAGAAGCCAAATTATAAACTTCATCTGGATTACTGTCTCTTAACGCTCTCAACAGTGAACCTTGATCTGTTAAATCAGCTGTCAAAAATGTTATTTTATCTTTGAGATGTTCTGTATTTATTCTATTCTTTGAAGATGAACGTCTTTCAATGCCATATACTTCATACCCTTTTTCTAAAAGTAAATCAGCTAGATGACTTCCATCCATCCCAGTAATTCCTGTTATTAATGCTCTTTTCATTTAAACCTCCATAATTTCTTTAAAATCATTATATTCATAAAATTTATCGTTACCACCAATGAGATTCTGTATGTTGTGTTGTGACAATCTTAAAAACTTTTGAAATTTGTTATTTTTTTTATCTATAAATGAGTTTGGGTTATCTTCACCTAACACATATAATCTTTTATTTGGGTGTCTTCTCGCATGTACATGCAACAAATTCTTACATATGAATTGCATAAAGTTTTGTCCACATAACTTCTCAATCATTATAGATAATCCATGATCATCGTTATATAAAAGACAGGGTGGTATATTTACACCAAACTTTATCAAATCCGCTGACAATACAAGACACGCTCCACTAATTTTTGGTTTAACTATGTATTCAAAATCAAAATCTTTAGCTTCAGCATTTATTTCATTCATTGTTTCTATTGGTAAAAATGACTTAGCTTGATTTAAATTTAGATGTTGTTGATCGTCGTCCACAAATACAACATCTTTATATTTAGTGTGAACTAATGGATCCCAACTAGAATCCCACATTTTCCTATCCGCAAAACTTAATATATACCTATGAATGTTTTGTGAATCCGTATATTCTGATAATGACTCTATTGCCTGAAATGCCTCTCTAGGAAAGAAACTATCAGTTTCACCCCACATTATATAATCTACTTTCTTACAATAATTGTAATTCAAATCTCTTCTGTAATCAGTATGAAAGTAAAAAACATCTTTTCCAACTACCTTAGCATTTACCCCAAAACCTAAATCTTCTATTATGTGAACACCATCATTAAATTTTTGCAACAACTCTAGTTCTGAAATCTTATCATAATCTATCTTTTCAATTTGTTCAGACATATTAAAACATAAATCAATTATGACATTATCTTTATTCTCTACAGTTTCTAATAAATTAACCATACCATCAATGAAATCCTTATACATTTCAATTTCAAAGAACATTACATGCGTTCCTATTACATATTTATTTTTTAATTTAGTCATTTACTTCTCCATAAAGATACTTGTATGTTTTCTCCATCCAAAATGGTACACTTTCTTCTTTGTTTGGTAATCCATTGAAGTGCATAACACAACCTATATCAGCATGTAACATATCTTCACCTATAATTTCTTTTTTAGACATACAAGTCATATTATATTTATAAGATAATAATTTTATATCTACTTTGTGTCTATGTAACATAAAATTAAGAATAGTTTGATCTCTACCAATACCAAACTTATCAACTAATTCGTTTATCAATTCTTTATTTTCAAAATATATTTTAATCATCTCTTGAAAAAATGATTTATGTTTTTTATTAACTATTTGAAATCCACCATTTCCATATTCCCAAAAGTCAAACCATTCATCTTTAAACAAATACTTATGATAATGTTCCATACCTCTTAAAATCCAATCATAACTACCATCATCATGCACTAAACAATATTTATCATTTGTCTCTTCAAAAAAGTTAGGACAATCTGGATGAACTATTGTATCAGCATCTATCATTAAAACTTGATTGTAATCTATTTCATTATGTTCTAACATATCAAACAAATAATATCTTTGAAAGATAATATGCATTTCGTTCTGATCTAAAACTGGTTCTTCTAACAAAAATAATTCAGCATTATTCTTTTCACAAAAATGTTTCCAAGAATTAATAGAATATTGATATTCTTTTTTATTCTCAGCATTGACAACAACCATAAACACTACATTTTTACTTGACATTACAAATACATCCTTCTACATCATCAAATTTTGTTCCTGCTGCATGAACTAAATCTTCTGGTTTTTCACCTATAAATTTAGACAATATCAATTTACCACCTACCACTAATTCATCAACCACTTTTTTTATATCTCCATGTGGTGATGGAAGTCCATAATCATCAAATATGATAACTATGTCTTTACCAAATAACTTTAATGAATTTTCAACATCACTTTTCACTTGATAATATTCATGTCCAGCATCTATAAACACAACACCTACATCTTCTGGTAAGTAATCTTTCCAGTCATCTTTGTATAAATCCATCTTCACAAATTCTACATTATCTCTGTCTGAATTATTTTTATATGCTTGTTCTAAATTCCAATCATCCCATTCGACTGCTACAACTCTCTTAAAGATATGACTTAACATCCTTGTAGATTGACCTTGTGATGCTCCTATCTCTACTATTGTTTTATCTTTATATTTGTCAGTACCAAATTCTTTCAATACATCTAATTTAAATTTCCTTGATGTGGTATATTTGGCTGTGTCTTTATGTAACATCTCGTCTAAAATCTTATCATATTTGACACTATCCATGTTATAATTATTTCCAACTAAATCCCACGTCTGTTTGATAAGATTGCTCCTGTCATCTTTTAGTATTCCATTGAACACCCAATTATAACCATATTTTATGAAAAATGGAGTCTTGTCATCTCCGTCTTGCCAATTGTGAGAAAATAACTCTTTCCTATGCATATGTGTTAATTTAAAAGCAGTCGGTAAATCTAAATTTAATTCAACATCATTCATCTGTAACCAATAATTAAAAGGTGTTTGTTCAGTTCCTTTTTTTACAATGTTATCTTGTAAATCAATAAATGTATCTATGTTGTCTAAATATAGTTTTTTAAATCCTTCAATCACCTCTCTATGAGTTTCATTAAAAATAATCACACCCGAACTTATATAACTATATTGGTCTAATTCAAAACCATCAAAAAATTGTTTATATCCCTGAATGCTGTCATATATCCATCTCATATTATCTTTATCATTCCAACCAACAAACTTCCTATCTGTCAATTCAAATATATTTGGAGCATCCCACTTAATCATACAACTACTGTCAGCTAAAAATATTTGGTCATAATCTATACCTCTCCTATCCAACTCATCAAATACAAATATTATCTTTTGCCAATTTGGTCTAAATCTAAATAAGTCATCTTCAACTGGTTCTGTAAATGGAACAAACAATACATCATTTCTTTCACACCAATATTCCCAAGATTTTCTGGTATATTCAAAATAATCATAATTGCCATATTTATGTGCATTTTCTTTATGAACAATAGCCGGCCACCATACCACATTTTTTTTCATTTTTCAATTCCTTCATTAACAATTTCAATAATTTTAAATAATTCTGATTTAGTTAAGCGAGGGTGATTAGGTAGATAAAATCCATATTTATCAATTATTGAAACATTTGGTAATTCTAATTTACTATGTTCTTTAATATAAAATGGTTGTGTTCCCATTGAACCACATATCATAGGTCTAACCTCAATGTCATTTTCTTGTAAGTCTTTTACAATTATATCTCTGTTAGGATGAACTACAGGATATGCAAAGTTTGAAATGAATGAATCTTTTTGTGGTTTAGCTTTCCAATAATCATTTACAATTAAATTTTGATAAATATTAAAATTCTTCTCTCTTTTTTTACCCCAGTCATCTAATTTATCTATTTGATTCAAACCTATAAATGCTTGTAAGTCAGTAGACCTTAAATTAAAACCTGGATAATAAAAAGTATACATAGCATCAAACTCTGAAACATTCCATTCTTTCTGTAGCTCAATTTGAGTTTCTTTCTTTAAATCTCTATCCCACCCATGACTTCTAAGTGAAACCAAAAGTTCATACAATTCTTCATCATCTGTAGATATAAACCCACCTTCTATTGTAGAAATATGATGACCAAAAAATGTAGAGAAAGATGACATCCTACCAAAAGTTCCAAGTTTCTTTCCTTTATATTCACACCCCATAGATTCACAAGCATCTTCCAATAACATGACATCGTATCTATTACATAATTCAACTACTTTATCCATATTAGGAACTAACCCTAAAACAGAAACCATTATTAATACATCTGGATTTTTTCTCTGAAATATCTCTTCTAAATGTTCCAAATCAACTGACAAGTCATCCATATTACAATCACACAACAATGGCATCATACCTAATTGCATTACAGGTGCCAAATCAGTAGCCCAAGCAACAGAAGGAACAACAACCGAGACTCTCGGTGGTGTATTCATATTTCTGTAATGACATTCCTTAAATGCAGATAACATCAAAAGATTAGCTGATGAACCAGAGTTACAAAATACAGAATATTTTCTCCCTAACCATTTAGAATATTTTTTTTCTAACTGTAATGTAACAGGTCCCTTTGTTAATCTTGGATATGTTTTTAACCAGTCAACTAATTGATCAATATCTTTGTTATCTATTGTATCTTTTACTAAAGTTATCATAAACTTTTTCTATTCCCACCTCTAATGATGTAAACTCAAAATTACTCAACACAGATAACAATTTAGATGAATCAACATCTTTCCTGTATTGTCCATCAGGTTTACTGTTGTCATAATTTACAACTATTTTATCTTTTTTACAAGCTTTTTTTCCAATTTCTGCTATCTCATTTATACTGTAAACCTCTTTTGGAGATACATTAAAATTATCAACTATATTATTGTCAATCATATATTTAATAACTCTCGCTAAATCACCACCATACATAAATTGTCTTAATGGTTTTCCCGTCCCCCACATAATTATCTGTTCATCATTTTCATATATTTTTCTAATCAACGCTGACACAAAATGACTATTATGTTCTCCATATTTATCATATTCACCATATAAATTACAGGGAATTAAATATGACCACTTCTTGTTATATTGTTTCACATATGAATCTATATGAGCAGCCATACATCTTTTGGCAAATCCATATGAAAAGTTAGTTGGAGTAGGTGGTCCATTAAATAATTCTTCTTCTTTCATTGGATATGTTTCTGACACATCTGGGTAGATACAAGTGCTTAACACAGCAATAACTTTTTCTACTTCAAATTCATGACAAACTTTTAAAATATTGGTATTCATTAAAACATTTTCTTCAAGATAATCTACTGGATATTTCATATTGTCCATAATACCACCAACTCTAGCTGCTAAATGTATAACAAAATCTGGTTCATATTCATTTATCATATCTCTAACTTCATCTATTCTTATCAAATTATAATCTTTGGAAGACATATAAATAGCTTCAGGTAAAATATCATTCAAATATTTCCCAACTAAACCACTACCACCTGTAACTAATATTTTCATATTATATTTTTCTCCCTCATTTCTTGAATTACATTTTCATCTAATGTTCTATGATATTCATTATCAAATCTAAAATCCAATTCATCAAAATTTCCTCTTCTTATGGCTAACGATAAGTGTACTGGGAAATCAGAATTCAATCCTAAAATTCTATACCCATCTCCTCTAGATTCATTAGTGCCATTTATTTCAAACTCCCATGGTGTCATATTTGGTTTTAAATATTTTAACATAAATTTTTTATTCCAAATAGAATAAATACAAGATATTCTATAATCAGAATCTTGTTTTAATTCGACAACATTATCTTCCACTGTAAAATAATATTTTCTACATACATCATTTGTTATATTTATACGGCCAACACCATCTACCATATATGTTTCTAACTTTTGTAATGATGAGAAATTAACTGGATAAACCAAAAACATATCTTCAGTTGCATATACAAACCACTCATCATCAATTGATTTAAAATAATCTCTTAAACCATCAGACCATTCTTTTGGATCATTTCTAGACACTCCCATAGAAACAAATTCAAAATTACTTGGTAGTTCAAAATCAGGTTCTTCATAACCTAACACAACAACATCTTGTTGTTCTCCCCAAAATCTGTTAAATAGAAATGAAAATGGTTTTAAAAGCTGAAGATATTTATCTGATGTTGATATATAAATTTTCAAATTAAATTCCTCATACTTTTTAATTCACTATAAATTGTTTCTACCTCATCATCATCATACATATTGTCACTGTTCTGATTTTTTTTATTCTTATCATATGTAAAAGTTCCACCTTTGATATTCAATTTATCAAAAAGATTCTTTACCTGACCATTAACATCACCATTAAAATCCAATAAGTATTTTGGTTTATCTGTATTTTTAAATGTATAAATGAGAGATTGATTAAATCGTTTCCAATAATTTAACATTGTGATATAACCTTCATCCATATTATCATCTGTATAGTATACACCCAACAATTTCATATAAGATTCTACAACTTCTACTGGATTTCTGAATACACCTATAACTATATCACAATGTTTTATCCACATATCATGTAATACAGTTGTTCTCGGATCTTTAAATAACCAATAAGGATTGATATGTTCATTCCACCAAGAAGCACTGATTGTATTATCAACTCTGCTGTTCATGGTGTTGACAAATTCTAATGATTTTTTCTGATATTCATCATTGACTACAATCTCATCATCTGGTAAAATACCATATGGAGTTTTACTTCTTGTTATGCCATTGTAATGCTTTTCTAAATAAGAATCATTTATTTTTCTAACATTCATATTTTCTAATGTACCTGGTGTACAATTTCCAGCATATACTTTATTAGAATGTAGCAAGTTGGATAAAAAAGATGTTCCACTTCTACCACTACCTATTATTACTATACTTTTAGCTTCCATTATAACTCCATATTTTCATATCTATGATGGTAACTCCGTGTGATATTGCCTACAAATGGATCCCATATTGAACCAAAGTCAATCATCCAACATTTATCACCAACTACTGAATGTAATTCATCAACTATAACATTTGTAGCCATCGATGCAGAGAAACCAAAAACTGGTTTGTCATACTTATCACACATGTCTATAACTTTTTCTTTTATACTGTCTTTTTCTAAAAAACAATCGACTGCAGGCACCTCTATAAAATCAGCATATTTTACTGACAATCTCCGTTTGCTTTCTTCAGAAACTACTATAAAATCCATTTCTTCTAATTGTTTAATCAATGGATTTAACTTACCTTTCATAGCTTCTTCTTCCCACACTCTTGCATCATGCCATTCACAGTCTATGTCATTCACTTCTATAAATTCTGTTATCAATGGGTTTATTCTTGAAAACATAGGAACTGTTAATGGCCAAGTGGCTTTGATATATCCCTTATCAACTACCAGTGCTTCTAACAAACCCCTTGACATTTCTGGAAAGTACTGGTGTCTATCTACATTATGTCCTTGTGCACCAAATACACAACCCCACTCTCCATCACCCCAACGAGTGAATGAAAACTTTTCATCTGATTTTAGTTTATCAATATAATATTGTAGAGAGTTAGTTTTTATGTTCATCATGTATTGTCCTTAAAATTCATAATTAAAATATTCAATATCTTCTTTATAATATTCTTTCACAAATTCCATTGTTTCTTTATCATACCAATCTCTATAATCAGGTCGTGATCTAAATGTATATGAGGGATTGACATGTATTAGTTCCTTATTTTTACCAAGTAATTTGTTAATTTCACCAAATGATTTTCCAAATTCCTCAAATCTTCCAATATAATCCATGTTAATAACCCCTTTACTATTTTTTAAAAAATCCATTGCAGTAACTTTCAATTTGTCACCATCCGCAAATAAAGGAAATTCTTTAGCAAATACAACTTCTTTAAATGTTCTATCAATAAATTTTAAACGATCTGGTAACATATTTCTCTGGTAGGCACTAACTACTCTGTCCCAAGGATTTCTTACCATAGAAAAAAATTTAAAAGATGATGTGTCATGACCATGTTTGTCAAGTTTTTTTTCCCAATCTCTATAACATGCTAAATCTGTTCCATTCCTTTGATTTGGAAAAAAGCTTTTTTCCATAGTTTTACCACCACATTTTGGAATATGAATAAAAATATATTTTTCTTTATCATTTACATTTTTACAAAAACATGCCATATCATTAACCCTTATTTTTATTAAACTTAATAACTACCCATTGACTAACAGAACAATCTCCTATAGGGAATGGTTCTTCATAAATAATTTTTATTGGAATTTTACTATAATGAGAAACACCATTTTTAAAAGATTCATATTGTTTATAATTAAGTAATGTTATAAAATAATCAAATTTCGATGATATCCCCTTTTCTAAATTTTCCATAAAAACTTTTAATTTATCATTATTGATGTCATTATCACCAGCAACCCTAAATACGCCGGGAGAATGATATAAATTTAACATCAATGCCACATCACATTGAAAATCCAACTCCAGTAGTTCCATAAAATCTA